GGCACTTCTGTCCTTAATACTTCTACTCTTGGATCTACAGTTACTGATTCTGGTTTAACAAGAATCAACAGTTCAAACTTGAGATTAATCGGTAGCGTTGAAGTTAATGGTGGTACTATCACGAGCTCTTCCACTACGTTTAACCTGCTTAACACCACAGTCACTAATGCAAACGTACTTGGCGCTGCTAATACTATTAATATTGGTTCATCCTTAGCCACTATCAATCTTGGTACTGGTACAACTGGCGCAAATGTCTACGTGAAAGGCAATCTGTTTGTTCAGGGTGCAACAACGACAATCAGCTCAACTACAGTTTCAATTGCTGATCTTAACATTACTCTTGCTGATGGCCAGTCCACTACTGCTGGCGTGAATGGTGCTGGAATTACACTTGGATCAACAGGTATTACTTGGCAGTATAATAACACCGGTAATAACTGGGAGTCTACAGAAAATATAAGTATAGCAACTGGTAAGACTTTCAAGATTAATAATAGTGCAGTTCTTTCTTCTTCTGCTCTTGGATCTTCAGTTACTTCTGCTTCTGGAATAGTTCAGGTTGGCACAATAGGACTTGGTACATGGCAGGGAACAACCATAGGTGTTGCTTACGGCGGTACTGGCTTAACTACCTATACAACAGGTGCAGTTGTTTACGCAACTGCTGCAACAACACTTGCAAATCTTGCTCCGGTGTCAACCTCTGGAGCTGTTCTGTCGAGCACTGGGCTCAACTCTAACCCAGAGTATAAGACAATAACACTTTCTTATGGAACAGTAACTTCTGCTTCCAATAGCTTGAGTTTCACCATACAGAATGCAGCGGCAGATGGTACTACAAAGGGTGTGGCAACATTTAACTCAACTCAGTTCGATGATGCAAGTGGTGTTATAACACTAGATACTATTGACGGCGGAACATACGCTTAATACAAGCTTAAATCTATCAATAACATAGCAGGCTATATGTTCTGCTATGTTATTAATTTCCGATAATGTAATAAAGGAGATTGATATGGAAGAAAAGATTCAATATTATGAAAATAGCTTGATACCAATATTTAAAAAAAAGCTATATGAAGCACAGGTAGTGATTCCTGAATTGGAAGCTAATATATTATTTTTACGTAATAGAGTTTCTCAATTAGAGGCTGAAAATTCAAAATTAAAAGTAGTTTCTGAAAACTCTAACACATATGAATGAGGAAAAATATGGAAGAATTAGTAAAATTTTATGAAACCGTTCTTATTCCGCATTTGAAAAATAAGTATGGTGAGTTAATGGTATTGGCCGCAGAAATGGAAGCAACTATAGTTTTTAAGGAAAATAAGATTAATAAGCTTGAAAATAAATTAAATTTATTGAACAGTAAAGGTGCAGATGGTTTACAGGACGAATCAACTAATATTAAGAAAAATGTAAATAAGAAAAAGATGTAATTGTAAATGGCTACAAATCCAACGATTAAACCAAAAAGAGGAACAATAGCGCCTGGCCCTGGGTCTATATCGCAGAATGAATTAGCAGTTAATACAGTCTCTCAATCTGTATACATTGGTTCTGTTAGTGGCTCTGGTATCCTTGTTGGTTCAGCTCCTCAGGGCTCAAATACTCAAGTTCAATTCAATAGTAGTGGAGTATTTGCAGGCTCTAGTAACTTTACATTTGATGGTTCTGGAGTAAACGTCAATGGTATTGTTTCTTCAGGTTTAGGCATCTCTACAAGTGCTACTACATTTAATATAGTCACAAATACTGCATCTACCATTAATATAGGTACAACTTCTGGCAGCACTATTTCAATAGGTAATGCTTCTGGTACTACGACGATCAGAAATGCTGGTACAAATCTCAACGGAACACTTACCGTTACTGGTGTTTCAGTACATCAAGGTGCTGGACACTTTAATAGTACTCTCACGGTCACTAGCACTTCTTCTCTTATTGGAGACGTTACTGCAAGCGGAGACATTGCAGTGAACGGTGGAGACATTACTTCCACTGCTACTACGTTTAATTTACTTAATGCTACTGTTACCAATGCTAACGTTCTTGGTGCTTCTAACACAGTTGTTATAGGAGGTACGGGTGGATCGACTACGATTAGAAATGCTGGCACAAATATAAATGGGACACTTACTGTTACTGGTGTTTCAGTACATCAAGGTGCTGGTTCTTTTAACAGTACTCTCTCAGTCACAGGTGAAGCAACATTTGTAGGCAGTATTCTTGCTAACGGTGGTACTATTACAAGCAGCGCTACCACTTTTAACTTACTGAATACCACCGTCACCAATGCAAACGTTTTAGGTTCTGCCAATATCATCGTCTTAGGTGGTACTGCTGGCACAGCTACGATTAGAAACGCTGGCACTAACATCAACGGTACTCTCACTGTTACCGGCGCTAGTACGTTACAAGGAGCTGCATCTCTTAACAGTACTCTCACTGTTACTGGTGCTACAACACTTCAAAGTACTCTTGCAGTAGGTGGCAATACTATTTCCAGTGCTTCTACTACATTCAACTTACTGAACACCACCGTCACCAATGCAAGCGTTCTTGGTGCTGCTGACACAGTTGTAATAGGATCAGCTGGAGGCTCAACTACAATTCGTAATGCTGCTACAAGATTTAACGGAACTCTTACCGTTACTGGTGCTACTGTCATTCAAGGTGCACTGTCTACTAACGGCGCTCTTTCTGTTACTGGCACATCTACTCTTATTGGTGATGTTACTGCAAGTGGAGATATTGCAGTGAACGGTGGAGACATTACCTCTACTGCAACTACGTTTAATCTTCTCAATTCTACGGTCACAGGTCTCAATGTAGGTGGTGGAGCTAACACTGTAGTTCTTGGTGGCACAGGTGGCACAGTTACGATAAGAAACGCTGGTACAAATATTAACGGTACTCTTACAGTTACAGGAAATACTACAACAGTTGGAGATGTTACTGTTCGTGGTGGAGATATTGGTCTTCTTGAGAAGGGCGGTGGTTCTGATATAGTTCATATCGCGTCTCCATCAGACGTTAGTCCCGGAGGAATTACATATACACTTCCAGGTTCTTATCCTGCGTCCTCTAACTATGTATTGCAATCTACAACTACTGGATTAATGTCGTGGGCAGCTCCTGCATCATCTTCATCAGTTGGAATTACTGCGACAAGTGCAAGTTCTAGCTATAATCTTGTGTTTACTGATGTATCTGCGACTAATACTTCTGCACCTTTGTATATTGACGGTGGTACAAATATTCAATATAATCCAAGTACAGATGTGCTCACTCTTGGCGGAGACATTGCAGTAAATGGTGGAGATATTACTTCAACAGTCACTTCATTTAATTTACTTAATGCAAACGTAACAACTTTGAATTTAGCTGGAGCAGCAGCTGTTATAAACGTAGGTGCATCTGGTGGAGATGTGACAGTTGCTGGTAATTTTTATGCAGTTAAGAAGTCATTCTTGATTAACCATCCTTCTAAGCCTGGTAGTAAGCTTGAGTACGCCTGCTTGGAAGGTCCAGAGAACGGAGTCTATCTGCGTGGCAGACTTGACGGTAAAAAAGAGATAAAGCTTCCTGATTATTGGAAAGATCTAGTTCATGCAGACTCTATTACTGTCCAGTTAACTCCTATTGGGAGTTCTGATTGTCACTATGTTTCTAAATACACTTCTAAAAAGATTACAGTAGATTGCGAATCCGGCAAAATAAATTGTTTTTATCTTGTGCAAGCTGAACGCAAGGATATTTCAAGGTTTGAAGTGGAAAGAAAAATAGTTAAATAGACTATTAGTGATTCTTAATAGAAAGGTTTTGTGTTTCATGGCTATCTTATATAATCCCAGAATTATTACTGATGGATTGGCCATGTGCTTGGATGCAGCAAATACAAAAAGTTATCCTGGGTCTGGAACTGTTTGGACAGACTTGAGTGGTAATGGGTATAATTTTAATGTTAATAGTTCGGCATATTCTACAACTGATGGGATTGCTAATATGAACTTTGAAGGTTCTTTTGGAGCAGCAAAAAGAGTAGTATCAAGTACTTTGACTGATGTTCCAAACTTTTCTAATGCAACTATAATGTGTTTTAGTACTCTTTTGAATAGTACTGGAACTTGGAGAACTTTGGTTAGAGCATCTTCTACTGGTGATGACCACCAAGTAATTATTCAGACAGGAGCAAATACTCTTGGTATGTATGACAATAATGGAGCAGCATTTATTAGTGCTGGATTTGATATAACATCTTTACCAAGTCCATACACTCAATTTAATTGTTTAACTTGGAGATTGTCGCAATCTTCTCCATATTATCAATTTCAATATAATAATGATCCAACAACATATTCAATCACAAATGCAAGTTCAACCTATACTCAAGGTTTTTCTATAATAGGTGCATATCATAATGGATCAACTGGAACTGGGTCTGGTGATAGTTCTCAATATTGGGGAAAAATAGCAGTATTTTTATATTATAATCGTCATCTCACAGCAGCAGAAATCACACAAAACTATAACGCCCTCAGAGGAAGGTTTGGTATCTAATGGCACTTTCTCATTCTCCATCAATTATTACTGATAGTCTAATTTTATGTCTTGATGCAGCAAATACAAAAAGTTATCCTGGGTCTGGAGCCACTTGGACAGACTTGAGTGGTAATGGTAATAATGTAACACTTACAAATGGACCAACTTATAGTAGTGTGGATGGTGGGTCTATTGTTTTTGATGGGGCGAATGATTATGCTGATTTTTTTGCTCCAAATTTAGGAACAACTACTACAGTAGAAATGTGGGTAAAACTTGGGGCAGGTTATTCTGGAAAGATGTTTTTTGGGTGGTTGGCTTATGATGTTTGGTGTGGTTCAGGTCATTTAGGATATAATACTGGTAACGGTGATATTTATGGTATATCATCTTCAACTATATCTTCTTTGGGTTTGGTGAATAATTGGAAACATTATGTGTTTGAAATGAGAAGTGATGTTTCTTATACAAATAACAAAATTTATATCAATACAATTTCACAAACTATATCTCAACAAAGCAGCAGTGAGAACGCGGGAGGTAGAACCTTCAATAGTGGAAATGGTAGAATTTCTGGATGGAGAAATGATACAAATTACCCTATTCCTATGAACTGTTCTTCTTTTAAAGTATACAACAGAGCACTCTCCTCAATAGAGGTCACACAAAACTACAATGCCCTTCGTGGTAGGTTTGGTTTATAATGGGAGTACATTCTGGACCAAATATAGTTCGTAGTAATTTGTCTATGTCTTTAGACTCTAGAAATAGAAAATCATTTTTAGGAGATAATTTTTATAATTTAACAAATTTACAAAACCTAGGCAACCCTTCGTGGTCTAATGGTGCTTCTGAATTAACTGTAATACTTATTATAAAAATTCTTGGATCTAATACGGAATACGCTTACCATCCTGTTAATAAATGGAATAGTGGAACTAATGATGCCAGCTTTGTTTTTTATCATTTTCAAAATTATCTGGGAACAAATCCACAAAATGAAAATCTTTTGGGATGGTATGCAAACGCTGGTGGTACTTGGCAAGGAATAAGTGGCCAATATAAGGCTAGTCAAAATACTTCATATTTTGTCGCTTTACAGTATAGTTCCCAGTCTGGTGGTCAATTATGGATTAACAATTCTAAGGTAGGATCAAGGACTGGTAGTGGGGTTTTAGGGTCTGGCAGTAGTGATATCTTAATAGATGGTAATGTTACTGGAAGAAGTAATATACATAAGGTGGAAATGTTAAAATTCTACAATAAAGATTTATCAGATAGTCAGATTCTAAGCATGTATGATTTATTTAAAAACAGATTATGAATATTGTAAAAAATGACAATTTTTTAATAGACTCTTCTACGAGTGAGCCTGTATATAAAATTATTGACATTAATGGTAATATTGTTTTTTATGGAGTAACAGAAGAAGAGTGTACCTTATATCTAAATTCATTAAATTGAATATGCATACAAACATTTTGGAGTTTTTACATGTTATATGATAATAGAAAATATATAATATTTAATATTTCAGAAATACATAAAATAAATTTTTCTGAAATTCTAGAAACTTCCGCAGATACTCTAAGAAAATCTGTTGATGGTAATAGTTCGTTTATTAAGTGGGAAGGGGAAGAGCCTTCGTTTGTTGAATTGTTATCAACAAAAAGCGTGCTTTATACTCATTTAGAAATTTTAGACATCTTGTCAACTTCAGAATGGACTGGACCAAACGTAATTAATATGTAATTGTTAAAATGGCAAACTCTGATAAAAACATTTCCATTATACCAAACAGGAGCCTTACCGGGCAGCCTCAGATCATATTTACTGGTCAAGGTAATGATCCAATTACTTTAAAGGTTTTGGATAGCACGATTGGGTCTTTGTCTTTTGAAGGATCTGCTGGTCAATTATTATCTATTACTGATTCTTTAAGTTCAGGATCCATATTTAGCGTAAACGATATATCTGGTATGCCAAGCATAGATGTTAATGCTGACGGCACTGTTGCTCTTGCTCCATTTTCTGGCAATATTGCAATAGGCGTAACAAGTGCTTCTTTTAAATTGCATGTGAACGGCACACTTTATACTGCTTCTGCTGCTACTTTTAATTCAAATGTTATATTAAGTAATGGCAATCTACAAACAACTACATCTACATTTAATTTAATTACCAACACAGCTTCAACAATCAATATTGGTACAACTTCGGGAAGCACAATAAGTATTGCATCTACTACAGGTACTACAACAGTAAATAATTCTGCTATTATAACTGGAAATTTAACAGTTAATGGTGGAACAATTACATCCACTGCTACTACGTTTAATTTACTAAATACTACTGTTACCAATGCTAACGTATTAGGCGCTGCTGATACAATTTTAATAGGATCAGCTGGTGGCTCGACTACAATTAGAAATGCTGCTACACGAGTTAATGGTACTCTCACCGTTACTGGCGTCTCAGTGCATCAAGGTGCGGGTGCTTTTAATAGTACTCTTTCTGTTACTGGTACATCTACTTTAATTGGTGACGTTACTGCAAGCGGAGACATAGCAGTAAACGGTGGAGATATTACCTCTACTTCTACCACGTTTAATCTTCTTAATGCGACTGTAACAGGTCTCAATGTAGGTGGTGCTGCTAACACAGTATTGCTAGGTGGCACAGGTGGGACTACGACTATTAGAAACGCTGGAACAAATATAAATGGTACTCTTACTGTTACAGGCGTCTCAGTACATCAAGGTGCTGGTGCTTTTAACAGCACTCTCACCGTCACTGGTGCGACAGTGGTTCAGGGAGCACTGTCTGCTAACGGCGCTCTTTCTGTTACTGGTACTTCTACTCTTATTGGTGACGTTACTGCAAGTGGAGATTTAGCTGTCAATGGTGGAGACATTACCTCTACTGCTACCACGTTTAATTTACTGAATACTACTGTAACAGGTCTCAATGTAGGTGGTGCTGCTAATACTGTAGTGCTTGGTGGCACAGGTGGAACTTCTACCATTCGTAACGCTGGAACAAATATCAATGGCACACTTACTGTCACTGGTGTCTCAGTGCATCAAGGTGCTGGTACATTTAATAGTACACTTTCTGTAACTGGCGTCACAACATTGCAAGGTGCTTCTACCCTGCAGGGTGCAGTAAATATGAATAGCACACTTACTGTCACTGGTGTTTCAGTGCATCAGGGTGCTGGTGCTTTTAATAGTACACTTACAGTGACCGGTGTCACAACATTGCAAGGTGCTTCTACCCTACAGAGTGCAGTAAATATGAATAGCACTCTCACCGTTACTGGTGTCTCAGTTCATCAGGGTGCTGGTGCTTTTAATAGTACTCTTTCAGTTACAGGTGCATCTACTCTTATTGGTGATGTTACTGCAAGCGGAGACATAGCAGTGAACGGTGGAGACATTACTTCCACTGCTACTACGTTTAACTTACTGAATGCTACTGTTACCAATGCAAATGTATTGGGCGCTGCTAACACGGTATTGCTAGGTGGCACAGGTGGTACTGCTACCATCCGTAACGCTGGTACTAATATCAATGGCACTCTTACTGTTACTGGTGTTTCAGTACATCAGGGTGCTGGTGCTTTTAATAGTACTCTCACAGTGACAGGCGTCACAACATTGCAAGGTGCTTCTACACTACAGGGTGCAGTAAATATGAACAGCACCCTCACTGTGACTGGTGTTTCAGTACATCAAGGTGCTGGTGCTTTTAATAGTACACTTTCAGTCACAGGCGCTGCTACATTTGTTGATGACATCGCTGTCAACGGTGGAGACATTACCTCTACTGCTACCACTTTTAACTTACTGAATACCACCGTCACCAATGCAAACGTGTTAGGAGTAGCAAATACAGTAAACATTGGCTCATCCGTAGCAACTATTAATCTTGGTACTGGTACAACTGGTGCAAATATATATGTAAAGGGTAATTTGTATGTACAGGGCGCAACGACAACAATCAGTTCAACTACTGTATCTATAGCAGACCTAAATATTGTTCTTGCTGATGGTCAGGCCACTACGGCTGGCGTTAATGGTGCTGGAATTAGTCTTGGATCTACCGGAATTACTTGGCAGTATAATAACACTGGCAATAATTGGGAGTCTACAGAAAATGTAAGTATTGCAACTGGCAAGGCTTATAAAATAAATAATAGTGCAGTTCTTTCTTCCACAGTTCTTGGATCTTCAGTTACTTCTGCTTCTGGATTAGTGCAGGTTGGTACAATAGGTCTTGGCACATGGCAAGCAGGTACTATTGTGACTACGTATGGAGGCACTGGTCTCAGCTCATACACCGCTGGAGATATATTATATTATGTTTCTGGCACAACATTATCTAAGCTTGCCATATCTGGTACAACAAATTATGTAATGACATCTGATGGTTCTATACCTGTTTGGACTGTTAACTCTGGAACTGGAAGTGTTGTTCGCGCAATTAGTTCCACGCTGACTGGTGCTACTTTAGTAAATCCAATATTCACTACTGTCACAGCTACAGATTTAACTCTGAGCGGAGACATAGCAGTAAACGGCGGAGACATTACCTCTACTGCTACCACGTTTAATTTACTGAATACTACTGTTACCAATGCAAACGTACTTGGAGCTGCTAACACTGTTGTCATTGGTGGCACAGGTGGTGCGACGACAATTAGAAACGCTGGAACAAATATAAATGGTACTCTTACTGTTACCGGTGTCTCAGTGCATCAAGGTGCTGGTACATTTAATAGTACACTTTCTGTAACTGGCGTCACAACATTGCAAGGTGCTTCTACCCTGCAGGGTGCAGTAAATATGAACAGCACCCTCACTGTGACTGGTGTTTCAGTACATCAAGGTGCTGGTACATTTAATAGTACACTTTCTGTAACTGGCGTCACAACATTGCAAGGTGCTTCTACACTACAGGGTGCAGTAAATATGAATAGCACTCTTACTGTGACTGGTGTTTCAGTACATCAAGGTGCTGGTGCTTTTAACAGTACTCTTTCAGTTACTGGTGCATCTACTCTTATTGGTGACGTTACTGCAAGCGGAGACATTGCAGTGAACGGTGGAGACATTACAAGTACTGCTACTACATTCAATTTACTGAATACTACTGTTACCAATGCAAACGTACTCGGTGCTGCAACAAGAGTTGTAATTGGTGCAAACAGTTCTGGTGCTGCTCTTATTAGAAACTCAAATATTTTGCTTGGTGGTACCGTTACTGGCACTACTACAATAAGCACTACTACTGGAACTGCTGCGCATTTAACGATATCTCCACAAGGAAATTTGACACTGAGTCCTTTAGGCTCTGTTGGAGCAGGTGGTATACGTCCGTCAGTTACTGTTCCTAATAATAGTGCTGGTACTGGTACCATTAGTATTAGCGGAGCTTATGTATTGATTGGAAATAGAAACGATGGTAGTGATTATAGCGGCGAAATAAGAATTCAAGAACAATCTGGAAATGATTATTTTGGATTAAAAGCACCTGACACTATGGCTGCAAGTACCACGTATACATTGCCATCTGCGTTTCCTGCATCTGCTGGCTACGTATTGCAATCTACAACTACCGGGTTAATGACATGGGCAGCTCCTGCACCATCCGCAAATGTAGTAGTAACTGCCACGTCTGCAAGCTCAAACTACAAGTTGGTATTCACTGACGTTAATGCAACAAATACATCCGCTTCACTGTTAATTGATACCACTTCTGGCATAGTGTATAATCCATCGACAGATGCATTAATTGTGAATGGTCCACTTTCTGCAAACAGTACTCTCTCTGTTACAGGTGATGCTACTTTTGCAGGCAGTGTTATTGCTAACGGTGGCACTATTACAAGTAGCGCTACTACATTTAACTTGCTCAACACAACTGTTACTAATGCAAACGTACTCGGTGCTGCTAATACAATTTTAATAGGCTCTATTTCTGGCACTACGACAATTAGAAACGCTGGCACAAATATCAACGGTAATCTTACTGTTTCGGGTAGTTCTTCGTTTGGTGCTGCTGTTGACCATACATTTGGTTTGTCAAACAGAGGAGTGTTAATAAATGCAGGAAAAGGCACTAGTGAAATATTGAGTTATGGAAACGAAACTCTTGCTGTAAGTGGTATGGGTGGAAACGGAAGTTTAGAGTTGTTCGGGGGTAATGTTACTGTTGGCGATGATGGAAACAATGATGGCACGCAAATCGTTTTGGCTGACAATAGTAATCAAACCATAACATATTATGCATCCGGTGGGCATATATTTGGTGGTGTTGGATCTTTCGATGGACTCTTGACTGCAAGTGCGGGTATCTCTGTAAGTGGAGCAACCGCTGCCATTTTCAACGGTACGGTGAGTTGTAATAGTAACACCATATACAAGCCTACACTGCAGTACTACAACGAAGTATTAGCAAGTCCAGCCATTTCAGCCAATGTACTTACACTTGACTTGAGTACTGCACAGATGTTTACCGTATCTCTGAACGCCAACATTACCACATTCACCATTACCAATACTCCTGCCACAGCAAACCGTTCCATTGGATTCACTCTTATCTTTACCGCAGACGGAACTGCACGAACCGTGACATGGGGTGCGGCTGTGAAGTGGGCAAACAACGATCCTCCTGCTTTAACTTCCACCAATGCCAAGAAAGATATTCTGTCGTTTGTTTCGCCTGATGGAGGCACAACCTTTTACGGCTTTATTGGAGGCTTGAATTTCTAATGCTTGGTGGTCTTGGCAGCAACTCAGCGCGAAACGCAAAGAAAATTGTGCCTACGCTGTGGTTATGGGGACTCAACTTCAGCGGTCGTTTGGGTCTTGGTGATACCAGCAGTCGCTCTAAACCTGTTGCGATTGATAGTGGAATGGCGTGGTCATCAGTAAGTGCGGGTGGTGGCCATACAATGGCAATTAAAAGCACAGGATCCCTGTGGGCGTGGGGATACAACGGCGAATCAACCTACTATGGCATCATTGGTGGTCAATTAGGTCTTGGTGATATCACCGCTCGCTCTTCTCCTGTTCAAGTGGGAACTGATACGAACTGGTCATCAGTAAGTGCGGGTAATCTCCATACAATGGCAATCAAATCCACAGGATCTTTGTGGGCTTGGGGGCAGAACTTCGTACCGTACTACTATGGCAATTTGGGTGACGGTCGTTTAGGTCTTGGTGATATCACCTATCGTTCTTCTCCTGTTCAAGTGGGAACTGATACGAATTGGGCATCAGTAAGTGCGGGTTATAGGCATACACTAGCCATCAGGACTACAGGATCTCTGTGGGCGTGGGGATTAAACACCAACGGGCAATTAGGTCTTGGTGATATCACCAATCGCTCTTCTCCTGTTCAAGTGGGAACAGATACGAATTGGTCATCGGTGAGTACGGGTACTTATCATACACTAGCCATCAAAACCACAGGATCTTTGTGGGCATGGGGACTCAACAGCGGTCGTTTGGGTCTTGGTAATGCCACCAATCGCTCTTCTCCTGTTCAAGTGGGAACTGATACGAACTGGTCATCAGTAAGTGCGGGTGATTCCCATACACTAGCCATCAGGACTACAGGATCTCTTTGGGCATGGGGAAACAACACCAACGGTCAATTGGGTCTTGGTAATGCCACCAATCGCTCTTCTCCTGTTCAAGTGGGAACTGATACGAACTGGTCATCAGTAAGTGCGGGTAGTACCCATACAATGGCAATCAGGACTACAGGATCTTTGTGGGCATGGGGATACAACGGCGACGGTCGTTTAGGGTTAGGAAACTCACCATCACTTTGTGAGTTTCCTGTTCAAGTGGGAACTGATACGAATTGGTCATCAGTAAGTGCGGGTGGTGCCCATACAATGGCAATCAGGACTACAGGATCCCTGTGGGCATGGGGAAGCAACCGCAACGCTCGTTTGGGTCTTGGTGATACCACCTATCGTTCTTCTCCTGTTCAAGTGGGAACTGATACGAATTGGTCATCGGTGAGTGCGGGTGATGGTGTGTTTGATTCCCATACACTAGCCATCAGGACTACAGGATCTCTTTGGGCATGGGGACACAACAACAGCGGTCGTTTGGGTCTTGGTGATACCGCCAATCGCTCTTCTCCTGTTCAAGTGGGAACTGATACGAACTGGTCATCAGTAAGTACGGGTAATCTCCATACAATGACAATCAAATCCACAGGATCCCTGTGGGCTTGGGGATACAACGGCAGAGGTCAATTGGGTCTTGGTAATGCCACCAATCGCTCTTCTCCTGTTCAAGTGGGAACTGATACGAACTGGTCATCAGTAAGTGCGGGTAATACCCATACAATGGCAATCAGGACTACAGGATCTCTTTGGGCATGGGGATACCACAGCCTAGGTCGTTTGGGTCTTGGTGATGCCACCAATCGCTCTTCTCCTGTTCAAGTGGGAACTGATACGAATTGGTCATCGGTGAGTGCGGGTGATTCCCATACACTAGCCATCAGGACTACAGGATCTCTTTGGGCATGGGGATACAACGTCAGCGGTCAATTGGGTCTTGGTGATTTTACCGCTCGCTCTTCTCCTGTTCAAGTGGGAACTGATACGAATTGGGCATCAGTAAGTGCGGGTTATAAGCATACACTAGCCCGCAAAACAGACGGCAGTTTGTGGAGTTGGGGGCTAAGGGGAGTTGGACAATCTGGTGTGCCTATTATACGATCCACTTCATCACCAGTTCAGGTACAAACAGCAACAAACTGGAAACGCCAATCATCCGCAGTTAATCATAACGCAGCAGTAAAGATTTTTACTACACAGAATCCTACTACATAATTCAGTCTACACAATGGAGTTTATATTATGAAATCACTACACTTTTTATCAGGTCTTCCTCGCAGCGGTTCCACCGTTCTTGCTGCGCTGTTGAATCAACATCCGCAAATTAAAGCCACATCCACAAGTGGACTCATAGACATTATGGGTGCGGTGTGTGCGGCATGGGAAGGTTCTCCAACAAAAGGAGATGCTTCCACAGCAGAAGTACACCGTTTGCTGCTTTCTGTGGTTGGGGGAAAATACGAAACCGAACCCAAACCAGTCATCATAGACAAGAGCAGAGGATGGGCAAATCCTGTCATTATGAAAACCATGCACCAAGTGCTTGGTAGACCACCAAAAATTATTGCTACGGTTCGTCATCCTGCTGATTGTGCGGCATCGTTTGTGCGTTTAATCAAGCCAGACAATCTCACGGTATTCTTAAACGGCTCTCAGATTATTTCACACCTGAAGTCTTCGTATGCCACCCTGCAAGAAGGATACGAAGACAATCCTGAATGCTTTCTGTTTGTGGACTATGACGAGTTGCTGCAATCACCACAGGCGCAAATGAATCGGGTCTTGGAATTCTTGGAATTGCCCCCGCACCAATTTGACTTTAACTGTATTGACACTCAAGTAGTGGCAGAGCGAGATGATGCTGCATGGGGCATTCCCAATCTACACACTATTGCTCCTCGTTTGGGCAGACAACACAACAAAACAGCAAAAGATATTCTTGGGTATCATTGGGACTCGTTTCACAAGCCACGATTCTGGATGGGTGAAACCCAAGCAGAGATACCAAAGAAGAAAATTGATATCTCCGTGGAACTTTCCAAACAAGGACAGTTTGAAGAGTCTTATCGTGTACTCCAAGCAGCACAGGCTGAACGCCCTGAGTGCAACAAGATTGCTTTTAACATGGGATGGTTTGCTCTGCGTGAAGGAAAACTTCAAGAGGGCATGAATCTTATGTCAAGGGGACGATACGAAAACGCTTTTGGAAATCCCAAGCCTGATGTGCCTACCCCGATATGGGACGGCAAGAGCATGGGAACTGTTCTTTATTACCTTGAAGGCGGTTTGGGTGATCAGATTCATTCGTTAAAATATATTTCTGATCTGAATCGCCGTGGCTGTGATGTCATAGTGGCGTGTTCACCAGAACTGTGTCCCATCGTGAAGACTTGCACGGGCGTGAAAATGATTATTGATCATCGTGCCGCAGGATTGGTGTATCACAATTTTTGGATTCCTGCCATGTCTGTTCTCACGCCTTTGGGATACGAGTATTCAGACATTAACGGCAAGGCGTATATTCCACGCACACATACGCCAAATGCTCCTCGTCCTGTGATTGGTGTGCGTTGGCAAGGAAATCCCAAGTTTGAGGACGAGCAGAATCGCAGGTTTCCATTGGAGCCGTTCTTTGAAGCACTACGAGACATAGACGCAGACTTTGTGTGTCTGCAACGGGATGAAGGTGAGGAGGACTGCCCTGATTTTATTCGTAAGGTAGCCTTGAATAATTGGGAACAAACACGGGAAGTCATATCAGGCTGTGATCTTGTAATATCGTCCTGCACAAGTATTGCCCATCTTTCGGGTGCTATGGGTGTGCCTACATGGGTGGTGTTACCTGTGCTGAATTATTATATTTGGAGTCCTGAAGGAGAGTCATCTCCCTTCTACGATTCCGTGCGGTTGTTCCGTCAAGAAAAATTCGGAGATTGGAATACTCCGATAGAAAAGTTAGGTACTGAACTTGTAACTACATACGGAAGGAGACAAGCAAATGAAGAAAATACGAATAGAAAACAACTCTGTGGTTGAGTGCATGAATGCAGACGAGGTTCCTGAAGGAGCCATGAACACAGGCGATTGGCGCGATGCGGTGGAGGTTCAACCTGAACTGGTTGCAGGAAAACAGATTACCGATGGGCATTGGTTTGACTTAACCAAGACTCCTGTAGAGATTCTTTGGAATGTTAAAGACTTGAGTGTGGAAGACCGAAAGCAGCCTCTGCTTTCTGCCGTAGATCAAAAGTATAAACAGCAACTCACAGATGTTGTGAACACCGCAAATGATCCAGCAGAAAGCACACAGGCGTTTCTGCAAGCCATGATGGACAAACAAGCCGATAAAGCGGTTGTGACTGCTCTTACCACCCACCAACAGATTGACGATTACATAGCAAACAATCCTTAATGCGAATAGCGTTCACTATTATTCATAATGGGCTTCATCACCTGAAGCATAACGAGCAAGCAAAGTGCATACTTCGTGACTGTGATTGGTGGGTTGTGGTGGAAGGTGCTGCACGGTCAAACGGCAGTACTCGTTGGTGCAAGGAGTTTCCTTCGCATCTTCACGACAACGGCAGAAGCGTGGACGGAACGCATGATTACCTGTTGGAATTGCAACAGCAACACCCCAACTTGGTGTATGTTCAGTCTGACGGCTTTTGGCATTCCAAAGATGTACAGGTGAATCGTGCAGTAGAAGAAGTTCGTAAACTCACAGACTCGTGCTACCTGTGGCAGATAGACATAGACGAGCAATGGACTGCGGAATCCATGACCGCAGCAGAACAAGAACTCACCACAATTGCAGGATCGTTTCGTGCAGACTGTTATGTGGGAAAACAGTTGCGTGCAATTGGTGAATGGGGTGAGTGCAGGAGTTACGGATATATTCGTCTATGGCGTTGGGGTGGGCAGAATTTCATTTATCACGAACCACCACTACTCGATGGGGCAGGAAATGATGCTATACTATTAAAACCACGTTTCAAACATTTCAATTATTACTTTGAACAGGATGTTGCGTTCAAGGATGCGTGGTATGGTGGACACGATGGAATACTTGAACGGTGGCGACTATTAAACCAATTACCCCAACGAAATTTTCCTTTGCATATTTCAAACCTGATAACAGGTGAGTGGGGTAAGACTAGCAGCGCAATTATTTATGATGAGGTGAATGATGGAAGAAACAGGACAAATACAATTGGGAACTCCATTTGGTGATCACCTGTACAGTCTGTGTGCCAAAAATTCTGCTGTGAAAACCGTAGTGGAGATTGGCACATGGAAGGGATTGGGCAGCACCAAGTGCATCATGCAAGGTTTATCTGATTCAGGTAAAGAAGGTGTATCTTTTTTTAGTCTTGAAGCAGAAAGGGGCATGCACGAAACTGCCTGTCGTGCATGGCAAGACAAACTGCCTCCGTGGGCGCATCTTATTCACGGACGAATAGTTGAGCGAACAGAAATGGATTCTGCTGATTTGGGGACAGGGCATCCTGACGAAGAGCGATGGTTCAAGCAGGATGAATCTGCATTTGAGTCCTGCCCAAATGTACTAAACTTCCTGCCCAACACCATTGATTTTCTGTTTTTAGATGGCGGTGAATTCTCGACTTATTCAGAGTACATTAAACTAAAGAATCGTTCGCAGTTCATTGGAATCGATGACAGTACTCAAAGAAAATGCAGACGCATCCGAGAAGAGATTCTCTCAGATTCGGATCGGTACGAAATATTAATAGACAATCCGTGGTATCGCAACGGAGTACTCATTTGCAGAAACAGAAATCACCAATGAAAAAGGTTCTTGTGATAGGCGATAGTTGCCGTGATGTATTTGTTTATTGTGAAACACAGAGACTGGCACCAGATGTGCCTGTTCCCGTATTGAATGTGGTTCACCAAGTTGAAAATCCTGGAATGGCTGCAAATGTCCACCGAAACATTTCACGCTATGTTCCATGCGATTTACTGACAAACACAAACTGGCACGAAACAACCAAAATGAGATATGTGGACGAGAAAACCAATCATATGTTTCTAAGAGTGGACAGTAATCAGCCCATACCTGTACTTGATACTCAAGACATTAATTTTGATTACGAGATGATTGTTGTTTCGGATTACAACAAGGGATTTATTTCAGAGTCACAAATTGAGTACATCTGCTCTCGTCATCCGTGTGTGTTTGTTGATACCAAGAAACTTATTGGGGCATGGGCAAGGAACGCTGCTGCAATCAAAATCAACGACAAAGAGTATAATCTGTCACGGCATACAATTAGTACAGACATTGCACAGAAAATTATTCACACAATGGGGGATCGTGGTTGTGAATATCGTGAAAAGCATTACCCTGTCAAGAAAGTGGATGTGCGAGATGTTTCTGGTGCAGGAGACAGTTTTATGGCTGCTCTGTGTGTGAAATATATGGAAACTAAAGACATTGCAGCATCCTTGGATTTTGCCAATAGTTGTGCGGCTGAAACCGTGACACATCGTGGTGTTACCACCATCTAAAGGAGATATTGTGATTGTAGTAACAGGAGCGCAAGGTTTCATAGGTAGCACAATGGTGTCCCATCTAAACAATATGGGCGCAGACAGCATTGTTGGAGTTGACGATTCGTCAATAGACACCAACAACTTGCAGGGCTGCAAACTGCACGGATTGCATCCAATATCCGTAAACGAGGCAGACATTCTTCCTAGTGGTGACATTGAGGCAGTATTTCACTTTGGTGCAATCTCAAACACTTTGGAGCGAGATGTAACCAAGATGCACCACTACAACACGCTGTACACTCAGGTGTTAAACAAGGTCTGCAAGCAACGGCGCATTCCGATGATTTTTAGTTCAACGGCAGCAATCTACGGAAATGGAAACGGTACTCTGAATCTCTACGCCCAATCAAAACTTGAAAGTGAAAACGAGATAGCAGATCATGCTGTGTGCCTTCGTTTATTTAATGTGTACGGGCAGAGAGAATTCCATAAGGGCAGAATGGCATCGGTTGCTTTTAAGTGGCTGCAAGAGTTACGGGAGGCAAACACAATCCGTATCTTTGAAAATTCAAACCAATACATGAGAGATTTTGTATTTGTTGGTGATGTATGCAAGACCGCATATGCTCTTCTTTCAATGTACAAGCCAGGTGTGTATGACTTGGGAAGCGGAGTTAGTAGAAGTTTTGAGGAAGTTGCTGACCTCTTGATTGCGTATCATGGTAGCGGGACAAAGAATTATATTCCCATGCCCGAAGACCTGAAGGCGCAGTATCAGACAAGCACTAGGGCAGACATGAGAAAATTACAGTCAATAGGAATAGCAGCACATACAACTTCGATTGAAGACGGTATCAAGACATACGGAGAGATGAAATGAAAAGCAAAAAAGAAAAAGCAACCATTGTTCCCAAGGGTTGGGGGCATGAGGTAATCTTTGTCAATAACGACAAGTACTGCGGCAAGTTGTTGAACTTCACGGCAGGAAAGAAATTTAGTATGCACTACCATACCCTCAAGGACGAAACATGGTATGTGGCAAAAGGAAGTTTTAATCTGTACTGGATTGACACAGAGAAAGGGGAAACCGTTTGTGAGAAATTGACTGTTGGTGACATCATTCGCAACTTTCCTGGTCAACCACACCAACTAGAAGCACTAGAGGATTCCACGGTGTTTGAAGTGTCAACACAGCACTTTGATCACGATAGTCACAGAATAACTTTAGGAGATGTTCTTTAATGAGGTACGCATTTGACATTGACAATACCTTGGTGAAAACCAATGGCAGCGACTACGAGAATTCCGTGCCTATACAGCACAGAATAGATCGGGTTAATCTTTTGTTTGATGAAGGGCATACCATCTACCTGTTCACGGCAAGAGGCATGGCTTCGGGCAGGGACTTATATGAGTTCACGGTAAACCAAATGCGAGAATTTGGAATCAAGCATCACCAACTCATCATGGGAAAACCTGATGTGGATGTATTTGTAGATGACAAGGCTATCTCTGTGAATGATTGGGATCAGAAAGATTTATTTTCAAAATCTCCTGTGATATGGACAAACGGATGTTATGACATTATCCATGTCGGGCATATTTGCCTTTTTGAAAAGTGCCAAGAACTTGCTGCTTCTTGCAATGGTAAATTCGTAATTGGCATAGACTCAGACAAAAGAGTAAAAAAAATGAAAGGTAATTCTCGTCCTTTCAATACAGAAAATGACCGCGCAAGAGTACTTTTGAGTATAAAAGGGGTTGATTCTGTATGGATATATGATAGTGATGAAGAATTGGAAAATTTAGTAAAAACATTTTCACCTGAAGTAATGGTATTGGGGGATGAATACAAAAACAGCCTAGTGATTGGTGCTAGTCATGCAAAAAGTGTAATGTACTTTCCAAAATTGAGTGAGTATTCTACCAGCAAAATTTTGAAGATATATCAAAATGAGCATGAATAGTTTTTGAAATAATAATATTTTGTTTTTGTCGAAATGAGATAACTTTGCCGATATAGTAATTACTATGGCAAAGAAAATATCTAAGAAAACATCTAATAAAAATAATAAAACAGTAGTTTCTGCACCGGCAATTCTTAAAAAGCAGCGTCGTGTAATGATAGCTACTCCAGCATATGATGGTCGCATTGACGCATGGTATAACCACTCAATGCTTCTTACTGAACGTGCTTGTGCACAGCAGAACATTCTCATAGATCCCATTTACGTATGTTATGATGCTCTCGTAGAAAAGGCTCGTAATGATCTTTTTGCATATGGCTATGAAAATGAATATGATGACATATTCTATATTGATTCTGATATATCTTGGGACCCACAGCAGTTTTTGAGAATACTTAATCATCCAGTTGATTTTGTTGCTGGAATATATCCCAAGAAGTCTGAAGTTGAAGACTATCCAGTAAATCTTATGGGTGAAGTTAAGACTGAAAAGGGACTAATTGAAGTAGCTTCTGTTCCAACTGGCTTCCTGCGATTAAGTAAGAATGCTGTTAATATTCTCTGGAAGTCTTGTCCAGCTTATACTATCAGTCAAGACCCGAAAGTTTTTAAGCACGTTTTCCAAACTGGTGTTGTTGGAGGTCGTTATATAAGTGAAGATATATTGACGTGCTTAAAGTGGAGAGAACTTGGTCATAAGGTTTGGCTTGATCCATTCGTAACCTTGGCTCACAGTGGTCATCGTACATGGCGTACAAACTTTATTGATTTCTTAAAGAGAGCTACGGTGCTCAGACAAGATGGTACTGTTGTTCCAGCACTTTCCAATGCAGATGCTTTGCAATCTTAAAAATGCTATTTTATCTCTAGTAGGAAAAATAGCCAATTTGTTTAAAATAAATGGTGTGGAGTACGCATACCATATAATTATCCCCAAAAACAAAGCGCTTAAGGTTAATGATTGTTTCGGTAAATTATGCAAAACTCGCGCTAAACCATTTGTATTACAATTTGCATCTAAGGGCGTCTCCAGGCAAACGCATGTAGGCGCCCTTTCTTTATCAGAAGACGAGTTAAAAATATTTGAGATCATATTAAAGTTAGATGATTCAAGCATATTCTGGTGGAAGGTCGAAAAAGAAACTAATAAGTTAGATGAATGTAATGATGCAGATTGTGTTGTTTACGTTGGTGAAGTACTAGATCCAAAACTGCTCTTTAAGAAAGCTGGATTTATTTTGCTGAGTCAGGAATAATTATAAAAAAATGGCTAAAGCAGGTAGGCCAAAAAAGAGGAATGATTTGCTATTGGATCTTGAAAGCTTAAAGCAAGCTGTCAAGAATGTTGTCATTACTGCAACAGACACTGGACGTGCTCCAAGCATAATTGAGTTTGTAGAATCAGAAAAGTATTTAGGATTGCCTGTTAAAAAACCAACTCCTATTGATCTATATCCTATGCAAAGAATAATGTTAAAAGCATTTTATTCTGGCAGTATAGGCAATGAAGATTTGTATTTAACAGACGAAGAGCTAGAGTTATGTAAGAATAACAATTTTGAAGATGAAGAAGTAAGTGATATCTTCATGAAAAAAGATAATGGAAAAATGAAGAGTGAGCTCGTGCTGGTTTGGGGGCGTCGTTGCTTGTCAGAAGATAACAATATAGTAGACATTAATACAAATAAAATTTATACATTTGGTTCAATGTGGGATTCTGGAAAGAGAACAATAGACTCATGGACTTATAATGAAAAAAGTAAGAGGATGGAATGTGTATCTAACTGCGATATTATATATCAGGGAATAAGAGATGTATATAAAGTTCAAACTTACAATGGTCATTTTATAGAGGCTACATCAAATCATCCTGTACTGACATCAAATGGATGGAAGCAAGTTAAAGATCTTGATATGAATAATGATATGATAGCGATTAGCGAGTCTTTTCCATTTGGTTTAGAAGTAAAAACTGAAATGACGGAAGAACAAGCAAGACTTCTAGGATATATGATAGGTGATGGAAACTGTTCAAAAGCTGCAACATTTTTGACTTGTTCAAATAAGTCTGTATTGAAAGATTTCAAATTATGCTTGAGCGCACTTGGCGATAACATAAAAATTTTCAAAGATCCATGGACTGGAGCAAAAAGCAAAAAATATCAATATAAAGTAACTTCTAAGTATTATGAAAACGAGTCTTTAGGAGTAAAAGATTATAGAAACAGAACTTTAACGCGTAGAAAAAAGAATTTGCTTATGCAGCTTTTGGTAAAGTATGGTGTAAGCGGTAAGACATGTCATCACAAAAGAACTCCAAAAGAAATACTCGAAGCACCTAAAAATATCGTCTCTAATTATTTAAAGGCTTTATTTAGCTGTGATGGATCTATTTATATTAAAAAGAGAAAGAAATATGTCAATCATTGTCAAATAGAATTTTGTACTGTAAATAAACAGCAGGCTTATGATGTTCAGTATTTATTAAGTAAGTTTGGAATATTATCAAGCCTAAGGTTAAAGTCTGGAAAAACTTTTATAGTTGATGAAAAGCATAATAAAAGAACTTATAACTCAAATTCTTATGTTGTGTCTTTTGTACGCAAGAAGTATATAAGTATATTTTTACAAGAAATAGGTTTTATTGGTAAAGATAAAACAGTTAAATTATGCGAGTCTACGTTAAGTAAAATAATTGATAAAGACTCAAACCATGACAGCTCATTGCCGTATTCATGTTTTAATATAAGGTCTATAGAGCATGTCGGTAAAAAAAGAACATTTGATTTGCAGGTGAGTGATCAAAAGCATTTGCAAAATTTTGTAAGTCAGGGATTCATATGTCACAATAGCGGCAAGGACTTCATTGTTTCAATATTGGCATGCTATGAGGCAGCAAAACTTCTTGAGTCTCCTTATGGAGATCCATACAGGCTTTATAACTTGGGATCTGGTGCTCCTTTTACTATTTTAACTGTCGCAAATAGTTCGACACAGGCGCAAGTCTTATTTAACGAAATAAAAGATAAAATCATTAATAGCAATTATTTTGCTGATAAAATTATACCAGAAGGTATTCTTTCTGATCAAATACATCTTCTGACTCCTGCTGATAAGATTAAAAACGCAGAGCTGGAAGCTCGTGGTCTTCCTAAGAATCCAGGGTCTGTTATCATTCGATGCGGTCACAGTAACTCTGATTCATTGGCAGGTATTTCTTGCTATTGTCTTTTGCTGGACGAGATCGGTCTGTATAAGCAGACGGCGGGTAGTAGTGGTGGTGAAAGTATATATAGGACGCTTGCTCCTGCAACGGCTACGTATGTTCGTAAACAAACTTCTATTGATCCATATGGCAACGAAGTGGTAAATGATATTTATGATGGTAAAATTATTTGCATTAGTTCTCCTCGTGGTAAGGAAGGAATTTTTTATGATCTTTATCGTAAGTCTTCATCAGTTTCTCATCGTGTGATGTGTAAGTTGCCAACGTGGATAGTGAATCCAACACAGACTAGAGAATTGCTTCGTGAAAAGTTCTCTAACATGACAGAAGAAGAATTCATGATGGAGTTCGGTGGGGAATTTAGTGGTACTGCTGGTCAAACATTCTTTACAAGAGATATGGTCGAAAAGTGTTTTTATAACAACATGAAGCTGAAAGATCATGGAGAAAGTGGTTTTAGTTATTTCTGTCATCTTGATCCAGCAACTTCATCTCATAATTATGCACTGTGTGTTTGTCACAGAGAAATGTTTTTAAATCCAGAGACACATAAAACGGATTTTAAAGTAGTAGTAGACCACCTTAAGTACTGGCAACCATTAGATGGCAAGCCTATTCTTAATGAAGAAGTTGATAATTATATAATTAATCTGAGTCGCAAATTTAATTTTGAAATGGTTACATTTGACCAGTGGAATTCACAACATAGTATTGATCATTTACGCAAACATAGTATTCCAGCAAAAATGACTCGGTTTACTAAAAGATATAAAATTATTATATATGATAATCTTTACGATTTAGCATCAGCATCACGTATTCAAATACCAAATCATGATCTTTTGCGAGATGAAATGCTTTATTTGCAGCGTCGTTACACCCCCACTGGTTATAGAGTATTTGCTAAGAAAGATGGATTAGTCAAAACTGACGATGTTGTTGACGCCCTTGCAGGTGCAGCGTATGCCTGTATGCATGAAACGTTTGAACGTCTCCCTCAAGGATTATTAGTTAGAATGGGAGTAAATTCAATGACAGACGGAGTCGTATTCCGTGGGATGCAGGGTATTCCACTTGATTCTACTTCGGAACAAAGAAAATGGAGCACAAGATTCTAAAATGTTTAACTTAAATAAGTGGGTCAAATCCTGGTTTTCTGGAAGCGATATTACTAAAACTGCTTCTCATCACAATGTTGGCTTAGAGAATTCCCGTAAGGATCAAGGCACATATGCTGAAGAAGATCCGATGATTGTTGAAAAAAACTTCGAGCGTAAGGATAAAGAAGAGTCAAAAGCTATAATTGAAGCACGTATGAGCAAGGAGAGTAATTCTGATCATCAGATTGCAGAAGCTCGTATGGACAAAGAGCTTGAATATTCTGTGCGCAAAAACGATGATTTCCGCGAGGAAGTTCCTCGTATCTCTGTTGCTACTGAAAAGCATGATCAGGCATATCGTGAAGCATACGCCAAGGCAGAAAAAGAGCTTACAAAGCAACACGACTTGTTTGAAAAATATATGGGTAAAGGCGGCAAAAAAGTGCCCGCCAATGTGCCTGCGTCTGCAAATGGTTTAGTAACAAATCCAGAAAGATTCCAGAATTTTGATGGCGTTCCTGGAGAAGATGTTCAGAAAAATTTAAAAAATATTAGTGAACGCTCTGCAGTAAAACCAATGCATACCGTTGGAGATTTAGACTCTATTAAAAAGCTTGATGCTGCTGCATATTATGTTGCATTTAAGGCTGCTTCATCAGGTCGTGAAATGAATGAAGAAGAGACTAACGTAATTCAATCTATCATTCAGAAAAAGCGCAAAATACTGCAATCATAATGATCAAAATTGCTAGACGCGGTACAGGTTGGCCAGCAGCATTTGAAAATCCTCTCGACAGAGGGGATCCTTATAGGCGTTATATACCTCCTAATAGCGGAGAGTCTCCCAAACTTACTATGCTTGGCAATCAGGGTATTGGCCTAGAACCGCCTGATGCTTCTGGTTCGATTGGCGGAGACAGTACTCTCGATCATATTTTACCTTCGGACTACGTGCATCCTTGGGCTGACCAAGATCCCGACCATCCATTTAATTCCGTATCTGACCGTGACGATGGAGTTTTACCGTATGGTGAGTCTGGTCAGGAATTAAATTTTACTACAGACGACAATCCTCTTTCTAGGCGTAGACGTGTTTTTTCATTGATGTCTGACGACAAAGATAGAAAGCCAGGTCAATTGACGGGCGATCTTTCTAAGAAAAGGATATAATCATGCAATTTAAGACTACAGATAAAGTTGTTGGCGAGATTGTTCTCGGCGGTTTAAGTTTAATTCTAAAAAAGAATTCTACTTTTGATGTATCAAAAGATAAAACTGGTCATCATGAGCTTGTTTGGGCAATACATAATGGGTACATTTCTGCTGTTGATGTTGATGCTCAGATCGCAGCTGGTGCAAAAAAGAAAATTTATGTTAACAATTCAAAGAAGACTATTGTTAGTGCTAGTCTAAAGAGTCCAATTATGCCTGGCAATCGTGTTGTTGTGCTCGAAGATGATCCAACTTGCTATGAGCTTAATAAGCTAGTAGAAATGAAATTGATTAGCGTTGAAGAGGAAGTCACTGTTGCTACTCCTCCTGTCGTCGTAAAGGATGAAGGCAAGGTGTCTATTGATGAAACTTCCGATTCTCGCAAAAGTTTTAAGAAAAAGCCAACATCGCTTAAGCCTAAAACAAAGGAAAAAGTTAGTAATTCTGACAAATTAATCTCGGAGTCCAAGCCTACAGTATTCAAACCAGAATCTGATACAATATTTGTAGGTGAGAACAACGAGGAAATAGATATTTGACAAAACTAACATCTTCCAATTTTAAAAATAAACTTAAAAAAGTAAAGCAAAATAACAAGCGTAATTTATGCCGTTATTTTACTTTATTATATTCTGAAGATTACGCATCTGATCTAATCGGGCAAAAGTGCGAAAATGCATGAATCTCTTTTGCGTGCAATCGAAGCAGAACTGACCTACTATGGCTATGTAATAGCTAATGGACAAGTTGTATCTTTAGACGGTTCTACATCAGACTCTATTGATTTGTTTGAATCTAGAATGAAGATGTTGGAAGATGAACAGATAGAAAAATTAAAGAATTCTTGGGATATGGTCGAGACTCATGTCAAGGCTTTGGCTGGAGGAATTACAGTTCATGGTCTTCGTGTGCTTCAAAAGGCGATGATAAGACTTTATCGCAAGACGCACAATTCTGTAATCAATGTTAGTCCATCTGCTTCTCATATAAAAAAACTAACGCAAATTGCTGCGGATAGATTAAGTCAATCTACTGCAGAGCAGGCTGCTGTCGTTTTATCTATGATTGAGATATATGAATATAACCTTAAAAAAATAGGATATTTGAAGTATCTCATCAAGAGACATAAAAGATCTTCTTCTCAGTTGATGCCAAAGATTGCATCTGGGACTGGCATTAGCATGAACTCTTCCATTCAAGGCTCATATTCCAATCTTGATCTTCCTATGGCAGAAAGAGTATTTGAATGGAATGACATTAATGATGAGACATACGGCAGGCAGGACTTAAAGCAAAATCAGAGACGTTATAAATTGGGTCTAGAAGATAATGCACCAAGTGATACAAAAATTGGTTTTTATTGGCGTGAATTGCGCAATGAGCCGTACTTAATGCCAGGTGGCTCGCAGGAAGCTGGCTACGAGACTTCGTATCCATATAGAGCAAACATGTGGGGTAATCCATGAAAAAGCATAATCAATCTTCTATTGTCGATTTTCTCATGCAGCGTGGAACATTCACGTTAAACGGCATGAATGTTATTAGCATAAATTCAAATCAAGCTAAAAATTTGTATTCAATATTTGTGTCTGCAATGAGCGAAGACGGTCATATTAAAATGGCAAAGCCTCTTGCAATGCCAACTACTGATTTTATTGAATTACAAATGGCTGGTCTCATAGCTGGCGATACATCAAATGTTCATATCACAAAAAATGGTAGTAAGTTACTTGAAAAAATGATTCTATCAGATGATGACTGCACTTTTGCATTAAAGACAAATATTGGTGGTCAGTCTATGAATAAGAGTAGTATTGAATCGCATCAGGAAGGTTTATTGCCGAGAACAGCTGGCATATTCAGATTATGATACAGTTGTATTATAAATACAAAAATGAGAGAGATCGCTCTTCTTGTATGGATTTTTTAAAGCATAGTGGTTTTTGGAATGATATTGATATTGATATTTCAAGGTCTGTTTCTCATAGATTAACAATATCTATGGAGGCAGACGGTGCTGACGATTTTAGTATAAGGGCAAAATATAAAGGCTTTAAATTTCATGAAGTCGATTAAAGACAGCAAGAAAATTTTTGTAGAGTTAGCAAAGACTCCTTATAAACAGAGCCAAGGGCTTATGTTTAGAAAAGAACTTCAACCTGATTCTGGTATGTTGTTTGTTTTTGATGATCCAAAACCATTAAGCTTTTGGGGAATGAATACTTTTATCCCTCTTGATATTGCTTTCATTGATGAGCATGGAATTATAAAAGATTTAAAAAGAATTAAGCAGCATGATTTAACAAGCGTAAAATCAAGTTGTCCTTGCAAGTTTGCTCTTGAAGTTTCTGATGGATGGTTTAAGGAAAATGGATTCGTAGTAGGTGATTTCATGGAATCTTTGCTTAAAGATTCTGATGGTCATATTATGCTTATAAAAAATAAACTTAGTCAAAAAACTGCACAAGTTGTTCCTGATGAAGAGTTAGAAGATGTTGAGCCAGAAGTTGTCAGTCCAGAAAAAGAAGAAGAACCAATTCTGGAAAAAGAAAAACCTGAAGCTACACCTACTCCAGTCGCCCCTGAAGAAGTAGCTCCAGTCGCTGCACCTGAATTAGAAGAACCTGGTATATCTGTCCCAAAATTTGATAGCATTTTTGACGCATTGAGGTGGTCTATGGCTAATCTGCAAGTTATGAGAGTTACCTATAAAACAGTAAAAGGTCATGTCGTTACTAAGGACATTGAGCCTCATAAAGTATTTTTCTCTAGATCTAGCAAGAGACAGGTTTTAAAAGCATATGATGAAACGGCAGACCATGCCAGTCAATATATTATTATGAATATTGTTTCATATGGTTTTCCTGGAAGGAATTTTGCTCCTAGAAGCATATTATTATCACGGAGACTTATATGATAGAATTAATTAAAGAAATTATTTTAACAGCACAAAGCTTAGAGGTTAAGGGTCTAAGTAAGTATGCAGATAAACTAGATTCTGCTGCAGAGTCTTTGACTTTGGTCAAGCAGGCTCAATACGATGGCATTCAAGGCTATTGGATTCGCAATGGGCGTTGTTTTGATAATTGCTATAGAGAAAAACGCACCAATCAAGCTAAGAAAAGCGCTCAAGAGGTATGGACTGAATGTCACAGTGAGTGGCTTGATTCTCTTATGAAAAACAGTTCTGACTGGGATAAGTATGCTTCAGACTCTTCTGGAGAAATGCGAAAAGTGGCATCTGTAAAAACAGCTCAAGTTTCTGATGAAGTTATGAATAGTGAAATTATGGAAAAAGTTACTAATGGCATTTCTATTTCTGATGCTGTTCCAATGACTGTGGCAGAGCGCATGTTTAGCGTTCCCTGGAAATTGGCTCAAGTTAGCAATGATGTGCTTGATATTGCGCGTGAAGTTTCCGACAAGGATCCAGCAGTGTCTGAACGTCTTTACGGGTTTGCGGATAGAATTAGGCAAGAAAGTCTTAATAATTATAAAGACTGCCTGATATCATAAAGGAAAATGTAAAAAATTTAACAAACATAATACATTACGGAGGTATTAAAAATGCAATTCTTTTCTAACAAAATTTATGTGAACGGTTCTAACAAGTCCTTTCAGGACATCATCAACGATGTGAAAGGCACAGGTATGGTCAAAGAAGCATCCAAGAAGATGCCAGCTGAGCTTATAGAGAATTTTAAGTCAGACAAGTCTGACAAGTCTGGCAAGTCAGGTGTTTCTGGCAAGTCAGGTGTTTCTGGCAAGTCTGGCAAGTCAGGCGTTTCTGGCAAGTCAGGTAAGTCAGAGCTAACTTCTGCTCAAAAGAAGCTTCCTCCTGCATTGCAGAAGGCAATAATGAACAAGAAGAAGGCAGATTCAGAATCTAGTCTTAAGATCGCTTCTATTGAAAAGGTTAACGATAATGAAGTTCTTTTAACCTTGGCTCAATGCAAGCCAATGTCTGGCAAGGTTGAATCAGACGTTGTTATCGATAGCGGTGATTTTGAAGAGTCTGACATGTCTGGTCACTCAGGCAAGTCAGGCAAGTCAGGTCATTCTGGAATGCATTCTGGAATGCACAAGGAAGAGTGCGGTAGTAATATGGTGATGTCTGATTATTCTGCCAAGTCTGCTGGCGCAGAGCCAAAGTTTGTCAAAATTGCTAATCTAACAGACAAGCAAAAGGGACATTTCCGTAAGTATTGGGGAGATGTATGGCCGAAGGAATTTATTGACGCAATCTTATCCACACAGAACTGAGAGGTTTGAATGGCAATTCTGCCTGTAGGAATTAGAAAACAAATGCAAACACAGATGTTCAGGACGGCGCAGCAATCTGCGCCTCCTGAACCATCTTCTGTTTATATGCAAACCGGAGCATCTGCTCCAATGAGTTCGTCTCAGAATCTAAATGACGATTCTTCTAGCAAATCTGGAGACATTGACATTCGAGAGTTTGTCACTAATGTTCTTGTACAAGAGTTAGGAGTCCCTCAAAGAATTCTTGATAAAAAACTCGATAATTTAGTTAGTTATTCAATTGATTCAAACGGCGAAGTGAAAGGCTTTTTTATAATTCCAGTTCATACTGGTCAAAAGAAAGTCACACTCAGTGAAGCTCAAAAAATTGTTTCTTCTTTCTGCTCACAGTTTAATGTTGATTGTGATATTGAACACGGTAAAAATTTCAAAGTTAATTTTAAGAGTGTCCCCAAGTCAAAGCCAGCAGATATGAGTGGAGATGATGAGGGTAGCTTGCAGTTCGTGCCAGATGAAAAATCTGGTACTAAAAAGGTTGCTTCAAGTATTTTTGAAGAACAGTTCGAAATGCGCAAGAATATGCTTGCAGATACGCTCAAAAGACTAGGATACACCAAATGATTTTTAAGAATAAAGACTTCAGTATATCTTCTTTGTTTGGAGAAAAGCCTCAACCGAAAGAGTCAAAACCAGTTGACCCAGCTATTTTGGAGGCTTTTTTTAGAAAGCAAACTAGCAAGTCTGCTGGTGGGGATCAAGGTGGATTAATATCCAAAAGTATATTGAGATCATCTTCATCGCAGGACTTAAATGTTCCTGGAGAAGCTTTTGTTGGTAAAAGTTCTGCTCGTTCAATTTTTTCTCCACAGTCTACCCCAATTGAAAAATCTGTTGATCGTTCAGTTTCTCGTATCTCTGAGTTTCTTCCTGATATTAAGCAAGAAGTCCCATCAGATGTTGCTGATGACTTGATGAAGTTCAAGGGTAATTTTTCTGAAGCTTCAAAAGCTGCAGGTTCTCACGGTTCTGTGCGCACAGATCGAATAAGTATGTTTGACGAGGGTGCTTTTGATAGATTGCAGAAACCAGAGACAGAGAAGAAAGCAGCAAAGGTTGTTGAAGAAAAGAAAATTTCTAAGGCGATGAGAGCGACAGATATTGCTAACTCAATGTGGTCAAAACTTTCTGATGACAATTCAGCAAAAGGCAAGATGTCGAGAGAGCGTGCAATCGATAAATTATTTGGAGACAATAATGCCTAAATTTAATCTTTTTAAGTTGGCACAAGCACAGCCTGGCCAGTTTAATATGAGCCAGCCAGTGATTCAAGGAGCCATGGAATCTGTTACTCCAGAGGGAACTACTGAGGAGTCGCTAGAAGATGGTGCTGGTATGGGCATGGAAGGTGATACTCAGCTGTTGATGAATCCCGGTCAGTCTGATGTTGACTCAGAAATAGAGACTTTGTCAGTTCCACTATTTGAAAACCATGTGCAGATGTATGAAAAGTTAAAATCTATGTCTACCGGAGATACAAAATCTTCGATGAACGCTGCATGGAATAATTATTTTGCACCTACTATCGGTGAAACTGAAATTGGCGATGATTTTAAATCTGGTTTGGGACAATTTTTTGACACTGATCCTGATTCTGAAGATGCAGTTGATATTGCTAATCGCCTTTATGACATGTACGCCAAGATTCATCCTTCCCATAAGGGTTCAGAGGCTGAGCAAGAGACAATTAATGAAGAGTTAGATGTAGCTACTGCTAGTACATTAGATGTCATCAAAATGGCTCAAAAAATGGCTAAGTCACAAGTGCAAAAAATGGCAACAGGATCTTTTAATCTTAAGAAGATTGCTCAGCATAAGGGACTTGACTCTTCTAATGTTATTACTGGTCCATCTCAGACATCTTTAAGCCCATTCACTCGTGACATTCAGGGCGGTATGCACTTAATCGAGCAGAACAAAGGGTTTGGACTTAAGATTGATGACATTCTTGACATTAACTTTGAAGCAATTTGGCGTGGTAATATTATGGATAAATATAATCAGCCATATCGTGACGAACAAGGTAATTATGTTGGTGGTTATATAAATAGAAGATTTGAAGTTGATCGTAATATTCCAGTTGGTAATAATTTGCAGCTTCTTCCAGGAACCCGTCATCGTCCATGGATGCCAGAATATTCTATTCTTGAGTCTCGCATGGAGTCTGCTAGAGGAAATAAGGATAAGTTAATTAATCCTTTTACTTTTGCAAAAGTCTCTATTGGCCCATTTAACTTAAAAAAAAAGAGCAAGTAAAAATTAAGACTGCCAGTAAGTCTGGTTACAACAGAGCTCTGGACAGAGCTTTCTCTTTTGGGGCACCCGATAAAAGTACTATGTATGCAAGGCAGAAAAAAGTCTGCCCTGTATGCAATTCGGATAATTCTGCGGACACATCTAAAAACCAAGGAAAATGTGTCAACTGCGGATTTGATTTAAGTAAAGTTCAGGTCACAAGAGTATAATAAATGGCAAAACAAACTAAAACACCTCAAGATAATATCGTTGAGCTCAATATTACTGACAATAAAAGATATGCTTCATCTGGCTCTGTGCATCTACCATTGACAAAAGCTGCACAATATATGGGTGGTAATGCTGGTACGATTTTTACACAGCCAATGTTTTTCAGTCCGTTGCATACGCCACAAAATTGGCAAATTGCAAGTAAGCGCAAAGAAGTTTATCAATGGGCTCGTTTCTATTATGAGAATGAACCAAAGGCTGCTGCAGGTATAGACTTCTACGCTGGTTTCCCAATGAATGGCTTATCTTTGGAATGCAAGGACAAAAAGATTCTTGCATATTACGAGCATACAATTGAAAAAATAAATCTTGAGTATTGGCTAAGAAAAATAAGCCATGAATACTTTTTGCTTGGTGATGCATTTGTGTTTACGGAAATTGCATGTCCAGTATGTAATGGGGTAGGTCATCTTTCTAACGGCAATATATGTAATCACCCTGATGGTACTATCAAGAGACTTTTAGTTTTAAACCCAGATTTTATTGAAGTTCAAAGTACTCAGTTAGCTGACGAGCCAAGCGTTGCTCTTATCCCAGATGATGACTTAAAGAGAGTTTGTCAGCAAAAGAAGCCTAAGCAAGTTTATGATCGTATTCCAGAAAATATAAAAGAGTACGTTATGTCTGGTAGGCCAATCCCATTAAGTCCTAGATGTATTAGTCACTTAAGACATAAGGGCTCACCATACGGTACTTATGGTGAAAGTTTGTTGCGTAGACTATTTACTATTATTGCTTATAAAACTAAATTAATGACAGCAAACTGGATTATGGCAGAGCGTCATATTCTTCCTGTAAGAGTTGTTAAAGTTGGTAATGCAGAGCGTCCTGCTTCTGAAATTGACATTGCAGACGTTCAGGGTCAGCTCGCTGCTGTTGCAAACGATCCTAATTTGACTATTGTTACACACCATGCATTTGAAATGGATTTCATAGGAGCTACAGGCAAGATACATGATATCAGCAATCAGATGGAGATGATTGGTAAAGAAATGCTCGATGGTCTTATGCTTCCCCAGACGTTGTTGAATGGCGAAATGGCTGCATATAGTGCTGCTGCAGTGGGCGTTGAGACTCTTATCCGTAGATTAGAAACATGGAGACTAGAGCTTGGCGAATGGGTTGCTAAAAATGTATTCCTGCCAATAGCACAGATGCAGGGTTTTGTTGATACTCAAAAGAGCAAGCTAGTTGGTGAAACAGTTTGGCTATACCCTACAATCAAATGGAACGACTTACGCCTAAGAGACAACTCTCAGTATTTGCAGTCACTCATGCAGCTCCACGACAAAGGTCTTATTTCAACTCAGAAATTGCTTACTGAATTCAATATTGACTTTGATCAAGAAGTTAATCGCTTGCGGGAAGAACAGATCACTGCAGGTAAGGGCGGTCAGGTCGTTGGCGGACCTCCGGGTGGCGGCGGCGGTGGTCTTGACCTTGGCTTGGGCGGTGCTCCTAGCGCTGGTGGACTTGATCTTGGCTTAGGTGGCGGTGGTGGTCTTCCTCCTGGGCTGGGAGCGCCTCCTGGTGGCGGTCCTCCGGGTGGCGATGCCCTAATGGGTGGCCAACCACCAATGGGGGCACCAATGGGAGCGGCAGCAGCTTCTGAGGAAGATATGACCAAGGTCGCACAAATGATGCCAGATCCATCTGGTATGTCTATAGAGTCTGGCCGTATCTATAAAAAGGGCAGGGAGCCAAAAAAGAAAAAGGACGAACAGGTTGACCAGTCTCAAAAAATATTTCTAACAAAGCCTGAGCAAAAGCTTTATCAAATAATTCGTTCTTTAAATATTCCATTGCGTTTGTTTGCTCAATATCAGCAGCATGTTGCTGGCAATCAGAATGCGTTTATGCTTGACTTTGCATTCCCGGATATTATGTTAAATTTGGAAGCTGATGGAGATTTCTGGCACTCAGACTTTGATGCTTTAGAAAGAGATAAGGAACGTGATCTAAAGCTTGCATCGCTCGGATGGCGTGTGGTTCGTATACGCGAAAGTGCGCTAAATACAAACGCTCAAATGGTAACGCAGGTTGTTATAAATAATATTAAAGAAGCAATTGCACAGCGTAAGGCAATGATGGCTAAACGTGCAAGCGTTGAGGACGAAAGTATTGCCTACGAAGACGGAGAAGACGTAAAAATTGCGTTTCAAAATTTAATATATCATAATGAGGATAATGATTAAAATATTTCAAAACAAAGGAAAAATTTTAATTATTATAAAATGAATACCTTAGATTCATTATGATAAAAATAGCTGGTAAGCGTATAAAAGATCGCCATATTAATTGGCAAGAGCACTACTCGGAAAGAACAGAACCTTTGCGTGATCGTTATTGGTCTGAATTAGGCACTGGTTCTTATCGTAGATGGGAAGGTCATGACTATACAACGAATAGTGATTATTACGTTGTTTGCAGTCCTGCTCAAACTAAATACGGAGAAAAATCTTACTTTGCTGGTATTAAAAAATTACCACCCGCTTCGGTTCGTGAAACTACAAAAGTGTATTCTCCATATGGTAAGTACTTTAGTAGCATGGCTGCTGCTTTGAGTTTTTTAAAAGACAAGTATGGTGTACCTTGGCCAAAAGATCAAGTGAATTACATGTCAGCGCAATTGCAAAATATTGAAATCCCTAGATTCGTGAAGGCATAAAATATTATGGATAAATTTACAATAACTACTGAACGTCAAATTGAACCTTTGAACATTCCACAGCATTGGGATGAAATAAATATTTCTCCTATTACAAAATATGCATCAAATGATAAGGTCTTTGAGGAGAGAGTGAAGGGCATGGATTTAGGCGGCTTTAACATTGTAAAAGAAGTCAAAGAACATCCAGAGCATTTATTTGTAAAAGTATTTGCAATTAAGAAAGATGAAGTAAATGATAATGGAGATTACTTTAGTGAAAAAGAACTAAAGAAAGCTGCAAAAACATTTATTGGTGTTCCTGTATTTGTCAATCATCAGAACGATGATATTGAAAAAGCAAGAGGAAAAGTTGTACATGCTTGGTGGGATGATGAGCGTGGTGGTATTTATACAATTAATATGGTTGATAAAGTTGCATATCCACGTCTTGCAAGAGGAATAGAGGCTGGATACGTCACAGGTAGCTCCATGGGGTGTTCAGTCAAGTATAGCGCCTGTTCAGTTTGCCATACTCGTGCAGCAAATGCAAAAGAATATTGCTCACATATTAAGGAAAGAAAAAAGAAGAATTTTACTGGAGAACATGAGTGTCTTTATCACAAAAGCGCTAACTCTGGTGATGAACCATGTCCTGTTTGTGGTTCTGAAAAAGGAAAGAAGAAATTAAACAAGTACGCAAGTCAACAGATATTTGAGCATAATTATGATGTTAAGTTTATTGAGGATAGCTTTGTAGTTAATCCTGCATGTCATGATTGCTTGGTAAGTGACATCATAAATCCAAGCGCTTTGTTTAAGAAAGTTGCCGACATTAGAGAGACTATTTCAAAGCTTGGTTTTGTAGTCGAATCAGATTCATCTTTTGGCATAGAATGCTCTACTGGCCAGTGCGGCTTACACAAGGCTGCTGGTAAGCAGGAGTTAAATGAACTTAATGATGCCATGAATCAATTGGAGCGTGTCGCTCGTTCAATGATGGCTCAGAAAAATAAGGTTAGCTTAGAGTATGTTTCTGATATTATTAAAGTTACTGCAGATATACAGAAAATATCAGATGAATTAGTTGAAATGGGTTATGCAGTATTACCAAGTCCAACTTCTGAGCAGGTTGCTTATGGAACAAACGTGCAGGCAAGTCCTGTTGTTGGTCCATCTTCTGCAGTACAAACACCTATTTCAGCTATGCCAAAGCCGTCTTCAGGAGCTCAGCCCTCTGCTCAGCCATCATTAGCAATGCCACCACAACAGGCTGCTCCGATGATGAAAACTGTTCCCGGCACAGTGTCTCCACAGGTTCAGGATCTTGGTGATGACATTGGACGAGTAACAAGACCAAATTTTGTTCCAGTTCGTGCAGATTCCGCAAAGGATTTTATTAAAATATCTAATAGTATAATGAACAGGCTCTCGGAAATTGCGGGAGTTTTAAATATTAATGGAGAGTTTATGTCTGAAAATTCAGGATACAAATACACACAAGGTGATGATACAATTGTAATTTCCTCTGATGTAGATGGGGAAATTCACGTTGCTCATCTGAACCAGGATCGCTTGCTCAAGTGGGCAAGCATAGATTCATTTGATAATGAAACTCAAAGTTTAATAACTCACAATCCGCAACAAGCCGCTCGTAAAATACTTTCTTCATATATGAACAACAATAATTCAGAGGAGTCAATTATTTCCATGGAAAACAACAATAAGATCGCACAGTCTCAGACTAATGATGTACACGAAGTTACCACCGAATCCCAACTCAATAGTGTTAAGGGTCTTGGCAGGCGTCAAGGAGAAGCCCCCACTGGTACTACTGAGAGCAAAGAGCAGCTTGGCTCTGGCAAGGTTTACTTCAAGGACGTGAACAGCGAGTCTCCCACCGCTCATCGTGGAACCTATGATTCCATCGTTGAGTCTACTCTGAATTCTAAGACTGGTGGATACATGGCGAGATGGGGTTCTTTCCCAGAGGTCATTACTGAGGCTCAATGGGACGACTTGTCTCGCGAAGTTAAGGCCAACATTCCTTCTGACTGGACATCCGTTGCTAAGGAAGGTCAGCTCGATGCCTTGCGCTCCACATTCAGCTGGTCAGAGCCAACAGCAACCACAGAATCACAACTGTCAGGAAAGATGAAAAAGAAGGCTTCTGCCAAGGATCTTATTAAGGTCGCTCAGTCTGCAGTTGCTGATGCCATGGCATTCTATGGTGTTGGAATTGAAGACATTCAGAAGAGTGTCCAATTTGTGAACTCAGATTCTTCTCGTAAGTTTAAGTCAAAGGTTATGGTTGCACTAAATGCTGCTCCATGGGCAGTTAACGCACGTAAGGCTTACAATAGTCGTCTTGCTTCATTCTCTAAGGTTGCTTCAGAAGTTTATGGACTTGAGCCAGTTGATGCAGTTCTTGCAGCAATTGGAGACAGTCTCGACAACAATGGCGCAGAGGACGTTCTCGCTGCAGTTACATTTGTTGCAGGCAACAAGTTGGCAATGCAGCAGGCAGAAGATTTGGCAGTTGAAAGATTTGAGTCTACTGTTTCTGGAAATAGTAATGAAGAAGACATGTTCCGTCAGGCCTTCAGTGAGCTTTCTCTCCCAGAGGATGGTCTTATTAAGGTTTGTATGAGCGCTCAAGATGATTTGGGAATGGATGTTTCAGGAGACAAGTCATTCATTGATGCAGTTCATAAGTTTGCGCAGAATATGGTCAGCGAAAATCTTGGCAAGCAAGTTGAAGTCGTTCCAGTCGCAGTTGATGTTGATGAGGAAAACGGACTTGTTGAAGCTACTTGCAAGCTTGCATCTAAACTCACTGATCAGGAAAAACAAGCTTTTAGCAAGTGGGCATCTTCCGCTGAGGAAGCAACCAAGCAGGCTGAAGTAATAGAAGAAGTCGAAGAAACCAAGTTTGAGAATAAGCGTGCTTCCTTGATTAAGGAACTTAATCAACTAGAGAAGCGTGCTCAGCTTGCTGGTGGACAGATGCCAGCTAATTTAAATCCTGCTGGCATGGGAATGGGCATGCAGCTTCCAGGTGGAGCAGCTCCCGCTGGTGGTCCAGGCATTGAAGCTCTCACTGGTGAACTACCAATGGATGCTGGCGGTGCTGGTGCTGATCCTCTTGCTGGAGGAGATATGGGCATGGAAGACGCTGAATCTAAGCCAAAGCCACCAGGTGCAGTTTGCATTGTTTGCGGAGGAAATGACGTTGATGTCCAGAGTGGCAAATCGAAGTGCAACGGCCCAGGCTGCGGCATGAACTACACCATCAAGATTGTCCCAGATGCATCCTTGCTTGACAAGATTACAGACGGAGATGTTGATCAAGAAGATGTTACAGCTGGTCCAGAATCCCCAGAGAAGGGCCTTGGCGGCTATGGTCCAATGGGCGCTCTTGACGCTGGCGCTGCAGGAATGCCAGCTCCAGCAGGAATGCCAGCAGGCGGAATGGCAGTTGCTGCATCTGCCAAGATCAGTGCTGATACCATGAAGAAGTTTGCATCTCGCCATGCTTTTGGATCAATCAGTCCAATCACTGGCGCAAGTAACACTATTCGTCTTGACCAGGAACACTGGCAGTGCCTAGATAGTGGTCAGATCTACCGTGTTCGTTTGGCTGCAAAGCAAAATGATTCAAAGCACGTTTATGCTCAATGGGAATGGGTTCCATTAGTAAAGAAGGCTTCTTGCGCTCCATGTCAGCGTCGTAAGAACGCGATTGTCAGCGCTCTTTCTTCAGTTGGAATTTCTGAGAGCAAGTTTGACGGTATGTCTATGACTGACAAGGCAAATGCTTTGAATTCAATTAATGAGCGTGGATTGCTCGGCACAGTCAAGGAGGCTTCCTCCGATGGTGTGCGCAGCTTCTTTAAGCAGGCATTCACTGTTCACGGTGAATTCCCAATGGAAATGTGCATACACAAGCTTGCCAATCGCTATGGAGATAACGCTCTTGCTTTGAGCGGTCCATGCGAAGGTAAGAATCTTGCTGAGTGCGTATGCAGTTCTTTGTCCGATGAGAAGGTTTACACTACCGACTTGGCTCGCAAAGTAGCTTCTGCATGGTCTGAGCGTGATGGAATGTATGAATGCGTCGAAGACTTCGTGCGCGATGGCCTTTCATTGAATAAGTCTGCTCAGGCATGTGAAGATCTGAAGACCAAATACATCAGTGCAGAGGAAATGTTTGCAGAAACTATTTCTAATGATGCAGTTGTTAAGGCTGCTCAGCTTGAAAATGAGGAGCCTATCGAAGAAGAAGATCCATTTGACTCATCAGATGAAATGTCTGATTCTTCTGAGGACGCTGATGTCGATTTTGAAGACATGTCAGACGATTCTGAAGGTATGGAAGATGACGATTCTGAAATGGACGGCGACGATGATTCGGGTATGCCATCTGGATACCACGATGAATCTGAAGGTGGAGATGAAGACGAAAGCGAAGGCGATGAAGATTTTGAAGTTGAGATCAGCCTAGACAGTGGTTCTGCTGATGAAATTGAACACGGTCTTTCTCAGGTCCCTGAAGAAGAGGGTGGAGAAGAGATGGATTTGGATATGGAGATGTCAGAAGAAGAGATGGACGGCGAGTCCGATCATTCAGACGAGTCTGGTCATTCAGGTCATTCAGCTCATGAGGAGGGCAGCATGGAAGAATCAGGTATGGTTAGCGAGGCAGACCTTTATAAGGAGTCTCCAAAGCAGGCAAATGAACTTGAAAAGTTTGAAAAAGAAGCTCATTCATTGCGTCGTGGTCGCATAGTCGGCGTCAACAAGCTAAACATTGATGTTGACAGCATCCGTGCAGCCCTCAATAAGAAGGCTGGCAAGGTTGAGCAGACCAGTGCCCAAGATACCGTGAAGGGTATTGCTAACGGCAAGCCTCACTCAGAGAGCACTCAGGAAGGTTTCGATGCAGAGACTCCAGACGTTCCGACACAGAACGGAAAAGTCCTGAGTAATGAGCATGGCGATGGATTTGATGCTGATATGCCAGAGATCCCATCCGGTAAGGGTAAGTTCCCAAATGAGACCAATGAAGGCGAAATGCAGGACACTGTAAGTGGTGGAACAGCTGGTCAGGGTTCAAACCATACTGGTAAATACCGCAAGGCTTCCAATATGTTTGACCAGGCACTTGCCAAACTCGCCAAGGACATGAACCTTGAAATCGGAGCAGCTCAAAATGATCCAGACATCGCACCAATTGCTGATGGTAAGGCTCATCCAGATGCTGCAACTGAGGAAGGCTTCAGCGCAGATTCGCCAGACGTTCCAGACAATGGTGGAAAGCCACTGAGCTCTGAGCACGGCGAAGGATTCAAGGTTGATGGTCCATCAATCCCAGCTGGTGACGGCAAGATGGGGCATGAATCCAATGAAGGTGAAAAACAAAATGGAATCACTGGTGGTGGGCTCGGTCAGGGCAATCACACCCAGTATAAGTCTAAGAAGGCCAATAGTGCCAATAAAGAGGTTGCATTAAAGCTTGCAGCAAAAATGGTTGAAGGAGGCTTAATTAAGGCCGACCAGATGCCAGGCAAGATTTCGGAGTTGCAGAGATACGAGGTATCTCAGCTCCGTGACCTCGAGAAGGCGATGTTTAATCGCCCGAGTGCTATGAAGGGCCTGAAGATTGCGTCGAGTGGGGTAGAGCAGCCACTCGTCATCAGCGAAGCAAGCAGTCACAAAAATGCTTCGGTTGATCTAAAAGGTAAAATTGCTTCTCTGTTCCGCTTGCAACAGCAGGTCGAAGCGGCAGATGAGAGCGAGGCTGCTAAGTTACGTAGTGCGTTTAAATGACTTGCAAATTAATTCTTAAAAGGAGAATATAAAAATGGCTTTAATAGTATCATATCACACAATAGCAACCCAGCTTCCAACAACTTCCACAACCATTGTTGAGGGCATGGGCGTTAAGTTCTCTGCTGTATCCGGTGCAGAGTCAAAGGTGGCCCTTGCTGATGCAACTACCTTCACTTTTGGTATCGCTGGCGATAGTTCAGTTTCAACTGGTCCAAACAAGCCCTACGGTGCTTCAGTTGTAGTGAACGGCGCTGGCGGAACTCGTGGAACTAGTAACCGTGTTTCTGACTTTTTCAATGAAACAGTTGGCTCAGGTAAGATCACAGTTTATACTGGTATTGGAGAATTTTACACTGACCAATATAACACTAGTGGTTCATATACACCAGGCGCTAAGTTGTTTACCAACAGTGTTGGTAAGTTGACCAATACTGATGGTGGCGGTAACTCAATTGGTTTCACCATGGACGGCCCACGCGCTTATCCAAGCGGTGTTCCTGGCGTTGATGACGGTGGCGTTACTGGCGCAAACACGACTATTAACGGTAGCTTGTCTTTAGGTAGCTACCTTCGTTTCTACATGAACATTTCTGGTATAGATTTATGATCGTAACTATATATTGGTATTCTCGTTGAGATCAATATATATAATATAAAATTTTGAAAGGATTTACAAACATGTCACTAAATAAAGATGGTTTGACCTATGATGAGAAAGAGGCAGTAATTGCCCAAGCTCTCGCTACAGAAGAGGGCCGTACTGCTCTCGCACAGGCAATGGTGGAGCCAATCCGCCGTTCTTTGGAGTATCAAGCTGTTGGTCGTAAGTTGCTCATGGTTGACGAGCTCCCACAAGGTGCTCTTCCTCGCTATGAGCGCGACGTAGCTTCTACCGCCACTGTCATTGCTCGTCAGGGTGCAGTCCCTGACCAGATTCAGCAGGGCGAAGAAGTCCTTGTTCCAACATTCGAGATTGCTGCTCACCCAACAATCCGTTTGTCTGAAATCAAGGCTCGTCGTTTCTACATTGTTGACCGCGCCCAGATCAAGGCAAAGGAAGCCATTCAGAAGGAAGAAGATCGCAATATCTTCAACGCTCTGATTGCTGCTGCCGATACCCGTAATGATCAGGTCGTTGGCAACAGTGGTGATCTTACTACTGATTCACTTAACGTTGCATACCGTTTGATTGAGACCCACGATCTTGTCGCAAGCAAGGTTGTTGCTCACCCACTTCAGTATGCTCGCTTCCGCGTTTTCGGCAAGACTTTCTACGATGAGGCTACAACTCGTGAAATCCTCACCACTGGTCTCTATGGTCACCTCTGGACCGCTGACATTCACGTCAGCTCCCAGCTTGACCCTCAGACCATATTGGTGTGCGCTTCTCCCGACACCGTTGGAGCCTTCCCAATCCGCCAGGACATCACTGTCCTCCCAGCGGACGATCCGAAGAAGCTTCGCCTCGGTTGGGTAATTTATGAAGAGATCGGCATCGTTGTAATGAACGATTACGCTCTCTCGAAGATTGAAGTTTACCGCACAAGCTAATAGCTGGGTAAATATAGGTTTTTTGAATTGCGACCCGCTCTCCGAAAGGAGGGCGGGTTGTTTTTTTGTTGTAAATAATTCTCATAGATAATATGACGACATATTCGTATATGAGGTTTTTATGAGTGAACGCAAGATATTTAACTTTGAATCAAAAATATTAGATAATGAAACTCTTAGTAAATTTGGATATTATCCAGAATCTATTGGAAGATCATCTGCAAAGTTTGTAGTTGCTATATGTAGATTTTGTGGATATCAAATGGATATAAGGAAGGGCTTTTATAATAAATCTGGATCGGCTTGTCATAAAGATTGTAAGCTAAAAGAAATGAGTCTTTCTGGGTCCCCATTTTGTCTTGATAAAACAAGGGAAAAAGCAAAGGTCACAAACTTAAAAAAATGGGGTAATGAATGTCCTCAAAAAACAGAAGTGATTCGCAATAAGATAAGTGTGTCAAAAAAAGATGCAGAGTATCAAGCAAATTTTAAAGAAACCATGAGATCAAGGCACGGTGTTGATAATCCTGCTAAGATGTCCGATCATGCAGAAAAAGTTAAGAATACTTCATTAATTAAGTATCAAAAAGAACATTTTAATTTAAATGAATCAGTTCAAGCAAAAAGACAAAACACAAACATTGAAAAGTATGGATGTGCTTTTCCTACGCAGAATGACTCTGTAAAACAAAAGATAAAAGATTCTTGGAAACAAGTTGTTTCACAAGACGATGAGAAATATTTTATGTTTAATTTTGTTTCTAACTCTAAAGAGCTATGGAACGACATTGAGGCAGGTATGTCTTTATCTGACATATCTCAGCATTATCAAATTGATCGTATTGCCTTAAATAAAGTTCTTTTAAGTCAGCAATTTAAAAATAAATACCAAAAGATTTATTCGTATCCAAAACATCAAAAACAAAAAGAAATATATGATTACTTAAAATCGATTGGTCTATCAGATATTGTTATGGATGATAAAGGTGTAATTGGTTTAGAACTAGATATTTATTCTCCGTCAAAAAAGATGGCAATAGAATTTAACGGTTCATATTGGCACTCAGAAGCAATCTTAGATCCTGATATTGCTAGAAAAAAACATATCAATAAGACAAAGATGTGTGGAAAAATTGGTGTTAGGCTAATTCATATTTTTGAAAAACAATGGGAAGAAAGAAAGGCTCAATACGAATCCTTTTTGACATCAGCGTTTGGATTGAATCTGGTTAATCTACATGGAAGATCTTGTTCTATTGATTTTAGTCCTGAGTACTCATTTATGGAAAATTATCACATACAGGGCAAGCCTAGAGGCGTTGAATTTTGGGTAAACTTAAAGTATGATGGAGAAACGGTTGGGTCAATGTCTTTATCATCTCATCATAGACAGAATGGATCTGTAAATGAGGCTGTTTTAAGTAGAATGGCATTTAAGGCAGGGGTTACTATTCGCGGCGGAGCCTCTAGGATGCTTTCCTATGCAATAAAGTTGGCAAAAGCAAACGGATTTGATAGTATTATTACTTGGTCAGATGAAATGATTACAAGTGGGAATGTATATCAAAAAATGGGATTTATATCAGATAAAACTTATGGTCCAGATTATTTTTATTGGGATTTAAATAATAATCAGTATCGTTCAAAACAGTCTCAGAAAAAATCTGCAACTGGATGCCCTAAGGATAAGACAGAACGAGACTGGTGTTATGAAAATAATTTATATAGAATGTGGGACTGTGGTAAAAGACGTTGGAGGATAAAGGTTTAATGTTTGTCAAGGAATGTTTTTCATAAATAAATGAGTAATATTTTATATCATGAATTGGTATAAGTTCGCTGCAAAGATATCATCATCTATTTCTCCTACTGCAAGTGAAGAAGCAATATTTAAAGTAATTAGAGCTGGCCGAGACGCATACGCTCCAGGTGTGCAGCTTCGAATTGCTGGTGGTTGGGTACGTGACAGGCTGCTTGGTAGCGTTTCCGATGATATTGATATCGCGGTAAGCGGTGGAGACGGCAATGCTGTAGCTGAAGCAATTAGGCGCTATGATGTTGAAAACACTGGTGGTAAGCACACTAAAGATCCTTATGCAGTGAGCTTAGAAAAGACTCAAGCTGGTGATAAGAAAAGCAGCGCAGGTCTTCGAGTGGGTGCTATTGATATAAATGGCGTCAAAATAGAATTTGTACCAATGCGTACTGAAGTTTATAGTCAAGGAAGTAGAATTCCAGGGATAACAGCCACTGATGACCCCAAAGAAGACGTGAAGCGTAGAGATTTGACGATTAACGCAATTTATTACAATATTGATACAGGCAAGGTTGAGGATTATGCTGGTGGCGTGAGCGACTTGGAAAAAGGTGTTCTTCGAACTCCTGTCAACCCCGTTGAAACACTGAAGGAAGATCCCTTGCGTGCACTTCGAGCATTGCGTTTTCTTTCTCAAATGCATGGTTTTGAATTGGATGAATCTTTAGTTGAAGCACTAAAGCACCCAGAGGTTCATAAGGCATATCTTGAAAAAGTTGCCCCTGAGCGAGCCAGAAAAGAAATAGAAAAACTTGCACTTGGAAATAGGCCAGCCGAAGCTATTAGACATTTCTTTTCCAGCGGTCTATACTTACCTGTTTTTCATCATGATAAACTTTATGGATTTAAGCCAATACATATGGACCAGAATAATCCAAAGCATCAATACAATCTTCTTGAGCACACTGTTCACGTAGTAAAGAATTTGAACGATATGTTATTGGAGTCTGGTGTTTCCAAGAATGAAAGATTGGTTGCTGTGCTTTCTGCTATATTTCATGATTTTGGCAAAATGGATCCAGATTTAGTTCGTCCAAGCAAGTCAATGCCAGGTGCTTCTTCATATCCTGGTCATGAGAATGTATCTGCTGAATTAGCTGTTGATATATTAAAGCGTCTTGGTTTTGGATCTGAAAGAGATCTTGTAGCCAAAGTTGTTAAGGAGCATATGCGCCCTCATGGTGAAATGCATAGTCCAAAATCAATTGGCAAATTTTTACGTGATTTTGATGATCTTCCATCTGGTGACGATACAAAACCTCGTCTTTGGTGGCTAACTTTTATGCATGCTATTGCAGATTCTATGAGTAAGGGTGGCATGGACTATCATGAAGACGTGAAGGGCAAGCACGATCAAATTAAGACAATTGAGCAGTTCATAGAAGAGCGTTCCAAGATTGGTTCAAAACCATTGTTAAATGGTAAGGAAATTATGGACATTTTCCCAGACAAAAATCCTAAGACAGGCTTTATAGCAGATATGCAAAAAGCACTACTTGATGCTCAAGATTCTGGGCAAGTAAAAGATAAAGATGCTGCAAAACGGTTGCTTCAATCTTTATTCTCTTAAGCAAATCTAGACTTAGTTGCATTACAGCTTTATTAAACAACAGTGCTATCTATGAGTGCAACTGGAGAGAATCCATCGTTGCACTCTCCGCACACAAGAAGTTTATTGCCAAACATAAATTTCTTAAATGCGATTGGCTGTTGTGTTGTTGTTACTACCGCTAATGATTTATTTGTATCTAATAGCCATGTAAACCCTGAAAAGTCTGTAAAGCTTGATTGGGGTACCGTTGAAGTTTGATTAAGCTTTTGCAGGCTTAGTATGTAGTCATTTCTTTCGTTTCCTGCCACTAAGACGGAGCATCCATTAAGAGTAGTTTTCTCATTATTTGACGTAGAAAATGTTCCGTGTAACCCAGAAATTGTTGTTACGTCAATTATTCTTATTGCAGAACGTCCATTGGACATTCTGTGCGCCACCATTGGTATTCCTCCAATATAATATCTATCCATGTCATATACATGTGATGTAAATTCTGTACATGTTAGCTTTTTGTAGTTCTTGGTTGTACTATCCAAAGTAAATACCTTAGAAGAGCCCAGCATCATGAATTTTTCTTCATAACTGGATGTGTCGTATGTGTAAGCCATATAATTTATTAAGATAAAACAAACCATTAACCTCTCGATAAATACTTATGAAGATTGAAAATAGGACTGGACATTCTGTCAATATTTCAGATATAGAAAGAAATTTTGCTCCTAAAGAAGAAGTATCATTTTATGAAATATCTAAACAAGAGCTTTTAAAAAGTATGTCTCTCCGAAATCTTATTAGGTCTTCTAGGTTCTATCCAATTGAAATTGATAATGAGTCATCATTGGAAGTAAATTTAAAAAAAGAAAGCGACATTGTCTTATCTATGTCATCATCAGAAAAAGAGCAAAAAAATTCTGGAGTTATTTTAAGAGGTCAATTTTTGGATTATAGTGGTTATGCTAAAGTGAATCGCAATTTAGCAGCCGTTATTAAGAAAAATAAGATACCAATTTCTATTAATGCCGTTGATTCTGCACATCCTAGATTGATAGGGTCTGATTTGGTTCTTAGCTCAAGCTTTACGTATACTAATAGTTCATTTGGTGATGTTGTTATTGATAGTGTTGTCCCTTCGTTTGACTCTGGTCGTGGTAGGAAGAAATCCATTCTTTACACAACAGTAGAGGCGTATACTGTGCCTGACAGCTTTTCTAAAATATTTGATCAATATGATGAAATATGGACAACTTCTAATTTTTGTAAAACTGTTATTTCTGGCAAGACTAATAAGCCAGTGCATGTAGTTCCAGGAATCGTTGATTTTGAAAACTATACAGCTTCAGGTGAAAAATTTGACCTCCATGGCAAGGCAAAGTCATTTAAATTTATAAGTGTTTTTAATTGGAATCATCGTAAGGGTGCAGATGCACTTATTAGGGCATATTGTCAGGCGTTTAGCGGAACTGATGATGTTTCTCTTATATTGGTCTGTAGGAAAAGGCGTGTTTCAGGTCCAGCTCGGGGGGTAAAGGACGAGGTTGAAAAAGAAATAGCAAATGTCAAAATGGCCAACCCTCCACACATTGTACGTTTAACAAAAGAGATTAATGAGATACAGTTGGCTTCTTTGTATCGTAGTTGTGATGCGTTTGTCTTGCCTACTCGTGGAGAGGGCTACGGCTTGCCTTATTTGGAAGCTGGCTTGTGTGGCATACCTGTAATTGGCACAAAAGTTTCTGCAGTTCAAGATATCTTATCAGAAGACACAAGTCTGCTTATTGATATAGATGGTTTTAGAAAAGTGCCAGAAAATGCCACTGGTTGTTATTTTTGGGATGGACAGATGATGGCTGATTTAACTTCTAAAGATTTTATAAATAGGCTAGCAGAGGGCATGAGGGATATGGTTAATAATTATCACAAGTATGCCGAAAAAAATAAAGCATTTCAGAATTTTATTTACACAAAGTGTTCATCACATGCTGTATTTAATACCGTAAAGGACCTATTACCTTGATAGCTATAATTGATCATTCAGAAAATAAAGTTGTCATTATTGGCGACAAGTTATATCGTATTTCTTTTGACGAATTTAGTCGTGTTCAAAATTATTTAAATGAGTGTGGGTTAGTTATTATTAATGGTGACAAAGCAAGTGGACAGCACTTTTCACATAAACCTCAACTATCATCTCAATCACTTGTATCACAAGTTAATGCTGCGCCATCTTCACGGACTGAATCTATTAAAGAATATGTGGCATGTAAAAATGGGCAGTACCTTGTAGTGAATGGGCTAGAGCCTAAGCTTCAGTTCATGGGACTTGATGATTTTAAGACTATTGATTACTTGAATACCACATATGGAAAAGTTCCTAGTCAAGTTAAAAGTCTTATAGATAGTGGCGTTCTTATTTTAATAGATGAATCAGAAAAGGTTAATCGAATAAGTAAGATGAAAGAAAAGCAATCAGTGAAAGGCAAGCGAGTCCAGCAGTCTTCAAGCAAGTCTGTGAGGCTTGCAGAAACTTCTGGTCAAGACGATATGTCTTCAGATGTTAGTGATGCTGATTATGCAGATCTTGATCCAGAAGATAGGGTTTTGAGAAATGCCGTAAAAATAGACTTATAATATGAAAAAAATATTACTATCATTGCCCCAGACTGAGTGGTCTTGTTTTTTGGCTTCGCATACACAGGGAGTCATGCGTAAATTTGTTGATGGCCCTGTATCTTTTGACTTGCTTGAAAAAAACGTCATGGATAGTTTGACCTTTCCACATGTCGTTGGAATTCATTCTTGTGTTGAAATGTGTAGTCTTAATCAACCTTACGATATGGTAGTAAATTTTGATACTGATCCCATGCTTGCGGAATATTTTAATAGCAAGTACGAAAATGTAGTGAATATGCAAGCTGCTATATACGGGAATGAAAATAAATCTATTTGGTCGTCTATTTCTGATGCCTTTCAGGTTCAGTGTGAGTTTCCTATTTTTCAATTTTCTTTTTTGAATAAGACTCGCAATAATAGATCGGAATCTGGCGTGGCTATTAAAAATGATAGTTTGCGCATGCATATTAAAAACGCATTTTTTGCAGACGACAACAGGCTTTGGCATATCCCTGTAAGAATAAATCTTATTAAAAGATATGATGAGTGCAACACTGCAAAAAATATCGTGACTGATGATATATTTTGTGCATTAAGTGCTTGTCATATGGGCAAGGATGTTATATTTTTAAAAACCAATAGCGCAGTCCCTAATATAGCTGTTGCAAATAAAATACATGTACAAAATGTTGATAATTTTATAAATGCAACTTATACTAAAAAAACTTCTTGATAAGAAAAAAGCAGTTAAGCAAATAAAAAGTGCTGTACATTATTTGCCAACTAATTTTGATTTTAATATACCAAATGTTAATCCAACAAATATAAAGATTGCAATTCTTGACACTGGAGTGCCTGGGCATACTGACATGGCCAATATTGGAAGCAAGACAGAAGTTACTTGTGTTGACTTACTTGCATCCAAGACTAGCGTGTGGGACGAGCATGGTCACGCTACATTAGTGACTGGTATTTTGGCAAGTTCAAATCCAGGAGCAGTGATGGGTATGGCTCCATCTGCGCGTTACTATTTCTGCAAAGTCATGGACGACTTTGGAGACGGCGATACAAATAACTTAACTGCTGGAATTATATGGGCACTTTCTCACAATGTAGATATTATTTTGATATGCGCAGGCTCTCCTATCTATGATAGGTATCTTGAAAAGATGGTTAAAAAAGCTTTTGATTTAGGATGCATCATCATTGCTTCTTCCGGCAAAGAAGTAACACGTGGAAATAGAATTTTATATCCAGCAGCATTTGACGGAGTAGTGTGTTGTAGCTCTACAAAAGATAAAAAATGTGAATACGATAGTAAGAAAAATAGACTGAATGTTGACATAGATGCATCGTCGGTGTGGTCAGTTTTTCCACCAGATATTTTTATGAAATCATCTGGCAGTAGCATGGCTGCGGCAATTATGTGTGGCTGTGCGATCAACTTTATTGGCGACTGTCGGATGAGGAATATTCCCATTAATGGTGTAGGAGAATTTATGGAAAATTTTGCGAAGACTTTCCGGGCAGAAGACAATGGCAGCAATAAGCTTTAATTTTACTACTCAGTACCCAGGCACATATTATGCCTTGGTTCATGACCAAAAGAATGCATTTTATAATAAAACAACTAGACTAGTGTCAGTTGATATAACCATTTTAAATAATTTTGTTATTTCTCTTACAAAAGACAAATTAAACTCATATGTTGCTTCAATTGTATCTGACAATCTTGAATCTGGTGTTTATACTTTTAGAATTTATAAGCAAAATGGATCTTCTCCTGATATTACAAAAGATGATTTAATATCAGTTGGCCAAACTGGGTGGAACAAAACTTTAAATATTCAAGAAAACCCCAATGACATCATAAGATCTATCCAAGCTTATGAAGATCGTCAAGACAGCATATGGAGAATAGACATTCTTCTTGATTCTGTCCAGCTTGGATTAAGAAATGGGGAAACTGGATTTGCTCGCTTAGATGTAGACCAGATATCCTCTAGTCTTAAAATAAAGGCATTTTGGAATTTGCAGGCAAACGTCTCTGCGACTTTTTTAAGTATTCGTGGCCCTGCTTCTCTTGGTCAGCGCACAAGTCAATTATTGAGTTGGCCGTTAAGGCAAGGCACTAAAGAGTTTACTATCACATCAAATTTACCATCTGACGTAAAACAGATGCTATTATCTAAAGCATTCTATGTAACTATAGAAACTGCAGGTTTTCCATTTGGTCGTGTGGGAGGATATCCAATCTACACTCCATCGTCTCCAGTTGGAGCAAGTGGCACGGTCTCTTTTTCTGTTCAGCCAGGAAATCTGTCTACAGGAGTTTCGTTCAGGACTGTATAAAATATATTATGACAAATTATGGACAAATCGCAGAACATATAGGCAATTTTTCACAAGCTACTGCCAACAATCTTTTTCTTAAATTAACAGACATTGATGGTGTAGCAAAGTCTGCTGAAGATGTTAAAATAACAATTTCTAAAGATGACGCATATGGAGATCCTGTTATTGACATGGCGACTGCCTCTGCAGTACAACAGGGCTATTATTTTTACGATTGGGAAATAGCTCCAGATGCTACAGTTGGCTCTTACACCATCATATGGACATACACACTAGACGGCGAGGAACAGAGTACTTTGCAGTCTGTTATTGTAAGTAAAGCTCCTGAATTAGAGAGTCCATATTGGGGCCCAGTTAACGATTTACGAATTGCGCTTGAATTTCATATTCGTCCAGCAATGAATATTCCAGTTTATTTTGAACAGGCAAAGCCAAGTCGTGATAAGAAGACTTATAGGTTTGGATTCCCTCGTTGGAACCAAAGTGCTGGCGTTAGAGTGTATAGAAATCAAGAAATTGTTGATTCTGGTGTGACTGTTAATTATTTTAAGGGCGAAGTTACTTTTGAAAGCCCACTATCTACATATGATGTAGTAAATTGTGACTATAATTTTAGATGGTTTGAAGACTCTCAGCTTTATAGATTCTTGCAATCTGGAGTTCAAAGATATAATTCTTTTCCTGCTGTATCTTATTATGGGTTACATGCATTGCCAGAACGTGCTATAACGCCAGTTATTTATGCTGCAGTTACCGATGCGCTTCGAGAAATGCTTATGTCTTTACAGTTCCAGGAGCCACAAATGGTATTTGGAAGTCCAGAGAGAGCTCAAAATGTGTTTAGTAATCTAGATAATTTGAAGAAAAATTACGAAGAAAGTCTTAAGGGTCTGCTCGACGCCAAGAAAAATGGTCCTTACACTGGCCTTACAAAGGCTATCGTAGTTCCAGAATACACGCTACCTGGTGGACGCAGCAGATGGTTCCGTTACTTATTCACAGGTTCAAATGTCTAATATGGAAAATAAAAACAATCAAATAAGAAACGCTATTTTGGATAGCCGCGCTACTATCTTTATACTTCCTAAACAAGAAATAAAAGATGCTATTATTAAATGCAGTGATCCAGACATCAATGCATTGTCTACAGAATTAAAAAGTATTTTTTTAGAAGGCAAAGGGCTTGCAGTAGAGAACAAAATGGTCGCAGATTATATTGAAGGTAAGCTTGATTCTAAAAATGCCAAAGTAATTTCAATGTGTGAGCTTAGGGTCGTAGAGGATACAGTCAAAATTAATTAAAACATACATCGTGATCACTGGCCGTACTGATCAACTTATATTTAAAGACTATGGTGAGTATTTTCACCATACAAGGCCGCTCAGTCTATATCAAAAAACTAAATTGTTCGAACACTTCCCACATGATCTTCGTTATTTTTTAGAATCTAGTTATGAAAGTGACGGATGGGACGAAGTCGTAGAGTCTAACCTATTTGAGCAAAAACTTGAAGCCATTAAAAGACAATTCAACAAAAATTTGTTTCAAATGAGAGTTAAGCTAAATAATGGTTTTAGCATAAGAGTAAAAGAGATTTTTTGGAAATTTGTCCAGCAAGAGCTGTCTGACATTTCCGATTCTCGCAAAGAGCCACTTATCGGCGGGTTAAACTATCGTTCTGATCCAAAAGATAAAAGGTGGATAATTATTAAAAAGAGGTAATTTTATGAGTAAGACAACTAAGACTAAGAAAAAGGCTGTTCAGGAGATAAAGACGGGAGGCACTTACACCTACAGTGCGTTCAAGCCTCGTGACAATTTTCAAAAACTTGCAGTAGATACTGTTATGAATAACCCAGTATCTTTTATCTATGGTGTTGCTGGCACTGGTAAGACGACAGTCGCGGTTGGCTGCGCCTTGCGCTTGCTGCTGACAGATCAAATTACTAACATTGTCGTTACTCGTCCATATGTTACTGCTGGTGAAAAATTAGGGTATTTACCTGGTAATATTGAGGATAAATTTGATCCTTTTATCATGCCTATTAAGATGATTTTAGAAAAATTGGTTGGCAAGTCTACTGCTGGTCGCTATTTTGCGAGCAATAAGATCATGATGTTACCACTTGCATACATGCGTGGTCTGACTTTTGAAAAGTCTTTCGTTATTATGGACGAGGCTCAAAACAGTACTTGCGAGCAAATGCACCTTATTCTAACAAGACTAGGAAAAGATAGCAAGCTTTGCATTACTGGAGATGAGTTCCAAACAGACATTGATAAAAGTCATAAGAACGGCCTCACAGACGCCATTAGAAGGCTTGGTAACATAGAAGGCATTGGTTTGTTTGAATTCCCTCCAGAGAGCTGTCAGCGTCATGCCTTGGTTGCGCAGATCGATTCTCGCTACAAGGATGGGGTAAAGAATTTTAGGCAATAAGGCTTATTGCTAAAATGTATTTATGGCAATGTCCTGGAGGGCATATGCTATAAATTTCGAAATATAATTGTTAGGAGATATTATGAAAAATTTATTCCACATAAACAGTATTTATCATACAGCCGCTAAAAATAGCAAGGGCTTAGGGTCTTCTGAAAAAGGCATTAATGTCAATGCCCTTAAACAAGAAGCTATTGCTATGATTAAACAACACCTAAATGAAAAAAAAACTGTTAACTCTATTCAGGCTGATCCTCGATTTACGGCAATCCAAGAGTTATTGGCGATGGATGGATCTGACGATGCCAATGATGCTCTAGATACGATATTGACCATGTTAACTTCACATTATGTGGACCCAACGAGTGAGCCGGTAGAAGACTGGAGGAAAGCTACTGAACTTAGTATTAACGTAAATAGTGATCCCTATAAACTTCTTACTAGATTAAATCAGGTTGCATCTGAAAAAATTTCTATAGTTATTAATGACTTTAGGAATTTTAACACTGCTCCATATGTAAACTGCGCTGACCCAGGAACTCGTAATTGGGCGTTATCTTATGCTAATACTAAAGCGAGACATCAGGACGAGTATTATCAAGCGCTGGGTGACTTAGAAGGCCGAAAATTATGGTTTGTTGCAGAAGACTTTTTTAGTGCTAATGCTCCTGTTGTGTATACGTATTACGCTCATGACCCATCAAAGCTTGCCGCTATAAATAACTATATGCTACAACGTTTTAATCTTTATGCAAATCGTAGCACATCATCAGGAGGTTACGATGCAGAAAAGTTGCGTAAATCTTTACAGGGCGCGGTAGATGGCCCTTTGAAGGCTGCTCCTTGGCATCTGAATAGGTATTTTGAAAATGGTAAGGAACATTTATTTGCTGAAAAATTACTTGCAGACTTTACTGAAAGATTAGCTCAAGAAGATCCTCAGGCAATGTGTGCCTTAATGGCTCGTATGCGAATTTACTTACACGGACATGAAGACGTGAAAAAATTATTTACTAAAGAACCTGAGTCAACTGATGGAGGATTAGCTGATTTTGATGAAAAAGCGCGATTTAGAAAAGATGAAGCAAAAGAAAATCTATCTTTATCGGAATCTCTTCACGGCAGGGCTACTAAAGAAGTCGCTAAAACAGGCATAGTGGTTGGCGACAATTTGCTATCTGATGGCCCTGATTCTATTTCATATGAGTTTAATAAAGTATTCACAGAATATAATGAAGGCTTGCAAGGGATGCTTAATCTTACAAATCAGCAAGCGCATCCAATAAAATACGCACAGCTTGTTGCTCATAATGCAGATTTTCAAGATGCTGCTGCGCAGGCGCAAGAGAAAATAAATACTTGGAAATACAACTACAAGTATGAAAAAAATATGAGAACTCAAAACGGCCAGTATGATAATAGATGGCGTGCATCTAATGTTGATATAATGTTCAATAGGGCCTTCTCGTCCGGATACATTGATGACCAGAATAGATTAAGATTTATGTTTAGTGGTAAAAATAAAATAGTCAACATAAAAATATATTTAAAGCCTAGTGCTAGTATTGTCAAGCATGACTCTAATGGCAGGGTTATTCGTAACACCAAACCAAGAACATGGACAGTAGATTTAATTGATGTAAGCTTTAGCTGGGCGTCACTTGATAAAAATGGGCTGACTGGCAATACTGCAACTGGCTTTTTAATTCGTGATGCGTCAAAGGGCGATAATCAAATATCGGTAAATAATGCGTCCGTTTTTAAATCTAATGATCAAGTTTTTATTGCCTCTTCTCAATCTGTTGGAAGTGAAAATGTAGATGAGGCTGTTTATGAAGCTGATTTGGTTGTATCAAAAATTATTGATAACCAAAATATTTTGTTAAAATCTCCATTGCGTTTTAATTGGGATATGACTAGAAATCCATTTGTGCGCTTGAAGTCTGATAAATCGAAAAAAATTCCTGAATATATTTCTGAGGTAGGTGGTGATTGTTTGGAAGACGAGATTACTGTCTCTAAAAACATAAAAAATACTGCAAATCCTGCGGATTTTCCAAGTGGTCCATTTACCACTTTAAGTTCTTCTTATTTAGAGGATAAGGATAGGGAAGACATCTCATTAGCTGCTAGTATAGTTCGTGAAGAGCTAGCAGAAAATTTTCATTTATTGAAACCATTATCTGCTGGTTTCAAGCAAGGTTGGGGAGACAAAACTCCTGCAGATGGTATGCGTAACCTGCAGAGAAATAATCCTGCAGAATACGCAAGCTATGTATCTTTGGTGAACGTAATAGTCGGGTACCTTAAGAGAAAACTAGTACATTTTCAAGAGAAGTCTGGGCTGACAGATGAGGCGATTGAATGCTATGTATCAATTGGAAATCCGTCTTTGCAAGCATCAATAAAAAAGCTTAATGACGCCATCGCCGATCCATCGAATGCAGATGATAAGAATAGACTCCAAGTTTCCTTAAAAGAGCTAACTATGGCAAAAGATCTATTTGATATAGTATTGATTGGTGGCAAAGACTCTTCATTTAAAGGTAAGCCTGGTGCAATGGATATCATAAAATGGTTTGAAACAAGTGTAATAGCTTTGATAGAAAGTGACAAACTTGAAAAAATACTTAAAAATACTCAAAATAGACAATTATATGAAATGATTCAAAGGCAATCAGCTGTGATTATGAAAAAGGAGCTTGAAAAAATTGATGATTTTCATGTACTAGATTTTGCTGCAACGATAATGCGTGGATCAAATGCTTCTGCAGAAAAACAAGCTTGTAGAGTTGAAAGAAAAAACTTTGAGCCATACATGCTTAGATATCTTGAGTCAAACCCAAATGTTAAAATCTTGTACAATGCAATGTTTGGAGGATGCAAACCTGATGAGAATAAGCAAGCAGATTGCGAAGACTGTTATAAAAAGACATCTAGCTTGTCTTCTGGCATTTATGAAAGTATTGATCAGTGGTTAAGACATATTGCTAGAAAGACATACCTTGAATGATAGTCAAATTAATTTATCTTGTGTGTGCGAGCATTGTTCAAAAACAGTGAGTGATAATATCAAGATAGAGCTTAATTTTGCAAGTAAGATTATTTACTGGTATTGCCCTGAGTGTAAGCAAATGAACGAAATAGATTTTAAGTCTCTTAAGGATTTAAAAGCACTTCCCAAGATGAGGTTAATGTAATGTACAGTATAGTAAACACTTCTGGAAGATATTTGAGCATACAGGATTTAAGAATAATGCTTTCTCCAAGAGAGCGTATTGATTTAGATAATGTTTGTGAGAGAAGAGAGATTGAGAGTAGCGTTCATCTTAAATCTGCGCTTAAAAAAGGTTACATTAAGGTGGTGATTAAAGATCGCGAAGGCTTTGATCCTAACCAGTCAGTTAGCTCTCCTAGTGTGATCACAAAAGATGACCTTGACAGAGTTAAGCAGGACATTGCTGGCATTATTAAAGAGGCTCTTTCTTCCATAAAAGTTGTTGGGTCTTCCAATGAGACAGTTCCTCAAGTAAACGTCAATGTTGGTGGGATAGAAATGTCAGATACTATTTTAGAAGCAATACATAAAAAAACAGTTGATAGGTTAATGATAAATTCTGAAAAAGCAGTTGAAGTAAAGCAATCAAAAACTAACAATGTTAATATGGATAAAAATCTCGACGAGCTTGAGGGCTTATTATAGGAGTAGTTATGTCAATATCAGTAGGCTATGATGTCGGTACAATGTTTTGTCAAATGGCTAAGCAGGACTCAGGTGGATCCACTGCCATGTCCACTATTCGCAATGCTTTCGTTGAAATTCCAGAATCAGAAGATGTTGAGGAAGTTCTTTCTCGCAATGGATGGCAATGGGTTCGTGACGGGAAAAGTGTTTTTGTTATTGGAGAAGATAGCGTTCAGGTTGCAAAGTTATTTCCAGGCAAAGTTGAGATACGTCGCCCTCTTCAGGATGGAGTTTTGAACAAGAACGAAGAGAAGAAAAATATAGTTCTCGCTTCTATCATAGAAAGTCAGTTAGGTAAGGCTATAGGTGAAGGTTCTGTTGTTGCAACTTGTATATCTTCTCCGTGCATAGATGGTAGCGGAGACAGCACTTTTCATACTGCTCGTTTGAAGGGCATGTTCTCTAGACTTGGTTGGAACGTAAAGGTAATTGAGGAGGCTCTTGCTGTAGTTCTTAGCGAAAGACCTTGCGTAATTGATGACGATGGATCTGAAGTTCCTTATTCAGGTATAGGTATGAGTTTTGGAGCTGGTAGGGCTAACTGCATGCTAGCGTTTAAGGGAATGCCAATACTGGGAATGAGTGTTTCAAGATCTGGCGACTGGATTGATAAAATGGTTAGCGAACAGACTGGAGTTCCTATTGCTCAGGTAATGGAGACAAAAGAAAAGAAACTAGATTTTAATAAAATTGATATGGATAATGATGTAATGTTTGCCCTTGATGCTTATTATGACGCCATGCTTAAGCATGTTTTCTCTTTATTTGCTAAAAAATTCAAAGAAGTAAAAAGCGATTTTAACAAACCGCTCGACATCGTTTTGGCTGGCGGAACAAGCATGCCAAGTGGATTTGATAAAAAAGTTGATTCTATTGTAAGGTCTTTTGATCTTCCTTTCAAAATAAACTCAGTTAGAAAAAGTAAAGACCCAAGAAATTCAGTTGTTACTGGCTTGCTAACTCAGGCAGAAATAGTAAGACGTAAGTTGGAAAAAGGACAAATAACAAAGGATAGCATTTAATGGGATATTGTACTCCACAACTTGTTCAGCGCATTTTAGTGCAATCTTTAACGTCTGCCACTACTCCTACGACTACTGGTAAAGGTTCTTTGCTGAACTTTGGCAACAGTATTGATAAGAATCTCATCACAGATGAAATAATGAATCAGCACATCAATATTGCTGATACTTTCATTAACAGTACTCTGAGTGTTCTTTATAAAACTCCGTTAAGAGAAATTGCTGACATTGAGTGCAAGCTCGCTGTTGACATTGATGTATACAATAATGAGGTGATACTTGTTTCTCCTCAAGCTAATGTATTTGTCCCAGGAGATATCATCGTAATTAATGATGGTGTTTATGAAGATAAGCTGACAGTATCAAGTATTATTGGTGATAATATTCTAAAGTTTGATGACATTATAGCGGGTATTTTCTCAGCAGATTCTACAAGAATCTTAAGAGTTAGATTCCCAGACCCTATCCCAAATACGAGCGCAAGATTGGCTGCAGCAAGTATCTATGACAGATATTTTTCTGCACAATCAACAAGCCAGCAGTCTGATTTTGCCAAGACTCTTAAGAGTATGTGTAGGGCTGATTTGAATAATATCTTAAACGGACGTGCAGTTCTTCATGGTCAGCATAGAATTGGCGATAGATTCTTAAACTCGCACCTTAAGGACCGTTATGGCCTCAGGGGTATGGAGAGTGATTCTACAAGAGATGTGGGTGAATTCTAATGCCTTCACAAGATATAAGTAACTTGCAAAAAGAATTAAAACAGCTGCATGACTCATTGAATGTGCTGAAAGAAATTAAAATGAATAAGCCTATTTCATCAATGTCTTCTTCTGTGTTCTCTACCAGAGAAGCCGCTAAAGCTTCTGCTCCTTTTAGACCAGAACCTACAAAATCGCTATCCACCGAAGAAGTGGAAAAATTAGTGACAAATGAATCTGATATGGTTGATTATGTTGAAAATTTAGTATCTAAAAATTTGGATGATGTTATTGGAAAAATGTTAGGCGATTAATATATGGAAGAAGTACTTGATAGTCTTAGAAAAATAATCAACAGGTGGGTAAATACAGAAGTCGATCTCACTGAAGACGCTGAGGTCGGTGACGTACTATTAAAAGTAAAAACTGCGATGCGCTTTAGAGATGGTGACGAGGTAATGCTAACTGATGGAAATGAATTTGAGCACCCTCTCTACGTAAAGAGTGTAGTTGATGAAACTACCATTGAGTTGGCTTCTTCTCTTAAGTTTGTGTGGTCTGTTTCTAAAGGAAGTAAAGTTAAAAAAGCAGTTGCTGGCAAGCTTGTTCAGAGTATTTTCTTAGGTGAGCCAAATGTAATTCAAAGATTCCCAGCCATCGTGGTGGTTGGAGATAATCAAAATTCACAATGGACTACTTTTGAGTCAACGACTGAAACATATGATGTAAGTATATCTTCATATATTGAAGACAGTACTTTAGAAGATGGATATAGGGCATTGATGCGGATGACAAAGCTTATTGAATTTGGATTAAAAAGAAATATGTTTCCATTAGTGGGTGAACGTTCTCATGCTTCAATTATTCAGCCTATTGCTCCAGGTGATATATATTTAAAAGTTGATAGCACTGCAGGAATGGTCTCAGAGCAGCTAATACTTCTTGAAAGTACCTTCCGAGCAGAGCAGGTTGTCATTAAGAGTATCCTTGATGAAAGCACAATCGAATTGGTGCAGGGCGCATATTACCCATATCCTTTAATTGACGATCCTCGTGCAATAATAGTGACAAGGTTCTTGTATAAGTGTTGGCCAAAAACAATTAATTATGGATTTGTCCATAAGGACACATTACTTAAGGCTAGCAAAATTAGTTGGTCTGGCGAAGAAATTCAACAGCATGGCCCTATCGGATGGTGGGATACTCCGAGAAATTAATATCTATGAAGATATTAATAATTGGTCCATCGCCCTACATGCATCATGATCCTGGTTTAATAGTAAGAGATGTTCTTGAGCAAGCAAGTGCTGACCATACATTGTATGGGTGTTTTTTTCATCACGATTTTTCTAAACATCCAGTTGATCACGTACAAAACTATGTACACGGAGAAGTTTCTGTGCCATCTAAGTGGATAGACAATTCGCAGGCTAATGCTGCGGTTATAGATACTTATGACTGCATTATGGATAATGAAATTGAAGCAGTTGTAAGTGTTGGTTCTACAATGGAGTCAGAATTTATTAGAGCTGCAATAGAAACTTCTGGTAAATCTTTACCGTGGTTTCATGTAATGTCCATGTCAAATCACATGCATGATGATCGTTATTCTGAAACTTTAAATGCGATTTCTCACATATGGACTTATTCTGAATCTCAGAAAGAAAACATACAGTCAAAGTGTGGAGTGTTAGAAGATAATATTTCTGTGTTGTCAAGACGTAGTGAGCTTTTATCTCAATCTAATAGTGAGAAAAAATGTGATCTCGTCTTTGGTGGATGGAATACCGAATCCTACAACTTGCGGTCAATCTTCGAAGCTGCATCATTAACCACATCATCTGTTAAGTGTTTGACAAATTATTTCGAGCATGGCGATTTCGATCTTGACAAGATGGGAAATTATTTTTTCCCAAAGATTAATCTATTCCCATCCGATTTTGCAAGCTTATTTGAAAAGCCATCGTTTTCTCAGTGGGATGATTTTATAGAAAATTCATATGTATTTGTTGATATGAGCATGACTCAGAACGGTTGCTCTACCCTAAAAAGGGCATGGAAGTCTGGTGCTCAATGCGTGGTTATAGATACACCTAGACACAGAGAGATGGCTAGCCAGATGCCTGGTATCATTTTAGTAAAATCCTCTGTGTTTTTTAGTTTATCTGGGATTAAGCTGTATGTTCCAGATCATCTATTATTAAATCTAATATTGTCAGACATTTTGCAGGATAAACATACAAAAGTCTGCAAACCATCTATAAGTAACGAATCTAAAGAAAAAGAACAGAAGGAATTCAGCAATTTATTAAATAAATTAATACGAATAGCATCTTTAGGAAGGTTTCTAGATCTAGAGTCAATAACATAGGGTGGAGGAATTAATCAAAATGGCAAGCATCTCTTTTAGTAAGTATAAAATAATTTCTGACAACATAGGTGACGCTCGCACTTCCATACTGTCGGCAATCGACAATATGTTTGCCGCCGTTTATGAGGTAGCTGTACTTGACGATGTCCAGTCTACTCTAGATCTTCTACAGCCCATGTTTGCCGCCTATCAGCTGGCAGATCAGACGCTTCGTAGTATCAATACTTTTACTTCTGCAGTCACAGCTTTGAATAACCACGTTGTGCGTAGAAATTCGTCTTATACAACAGTCAATGATTTTTTGGCTGCAAATAATGCGGATCAAGTAGGCAACAAGCTAGATCCAGAGTTTATAGATATTTCAAACACGCTTGGATACGCAGTTCAATCTAAGTATTCTGCGTAATTAATAATAGAGGAGTAGCATGTCAGTAGAAGGACAACCATCATTTAGCGTTCCTCCACCGTTGGGTCTTGCAGATCCAACGGCTCGTCCAGCATATGCTGGATATTCAGGCTTTGTAACATACGAGGCCACTCTTGGCGGTGCACTTAAGAAATATTTGCTACGCGCAGATCGCTGCAGCTTGAAGGGCACGCAAGCGATTGATACTGTCAAAGATATTGATGGTTCTATTGATTCAACCAGATATGCTTTAAAGTCTTTTGAAGTAAACGGGGACGTATCATTCAATCTAGACTCTGCTCCAGACAGCGTTGGGTATAAAGCTTTTGCTCAGCTTTATTCAGATACAGTGTTGCGCAGTGCAGATGGTAGACTAAAGATTAGAGAGGTTCCTGGATCTCGCAATATGCTGGTGCGCTACAACAGCGAAGTTTCTTATAGATATCTTGATATAGTTCCAAGCAAAATGAGCATTGAATGTGCTGCTGGTGAAGCATTGCGTGTCTCCGTATCCTTCATGGGTAGAGGCCGTGAGGGGCCATTTGATGGCACTACAGCTGTCATGGGTGATGGTCTTGGCGCTACCGTGGACGGTAGTGTCAATGTTGCTCCCGTGCGCGTAGTCACATATAACGACGTTACTATTGACATAGAGTCTGCCCCTATTTCAACAGGCGTTGTTGTCAATACTCCTCCTAGCATTACTCGTCTCCCTTTAGTTAAGAGCTTTAAAGTTGATATCGACAACGCTGTTGAGGCTGTTCATACGCTCAGCGGAACTCTCGCTGCATATGACCTTGTTGCTAAGAAAAGAACAATTAGTGGAAGCATAACATTCTTGGGTAGAAACAGAGACATTGGTGACTACGCATTGTATAATGAAATTGGTCAAACTTCACGTGCCAACTTGCTGTTTAATGTAAGATTTGGCAACGTGACAAAGACTTTGTTCAAGTTACGTGGCGTGGTCTTTAAGATTGAGTCTATGGATCTCACTAATGACGTTCTAAACTCAACTATGGAATTTATGGCTCTTGGAGATCAAGCATTTAACTATGAATCTATTTCAGCTCTTGAAACTCCAAACACCAGTGCCAACGGATCTCAACATCCGTACCCATTCATTTAAAATGTCGATAGAACATTGAGGTTCTATCGTATTTGTGAATAACTTAGTTATCAATCAAGACGTAAAGGCTTATATAATAAGCGGTGGCTTTGTTTCCGCTGAGCTATTGGCTGAGCAGCCAGAATATCCTCTCCCAGAAAATGTTTTTATATTAAAATTAGAGTCTACTTGGAAATATCCAACTATATCAAGTAGAAAAACCTTGGTAAAAGAACTTGAGGTTTTTGATCCAATCAAGGTTGAGATAACAGTAGATAATATTACATATAAAAATGCTTTTATTAAGCATTATATCCAATCTTGGAACATACGTGGTCCAGACATAGATGAAGGCGGCGACGCAAGTAAGATAGAAGACTTGCCATGCGACCTAGTTGACATCATGTATCAGGGTATTATGGGAGTGTCAAAAAAGGCGGAGGAAGAGCTGGGAAAAGTCTAAAGGCGCTTCGTGATATGATGACAGAATCCAAGTTTGATGAAGCGCCTGAAATGTTAAAAGAGTATATCCTAGCTCAAGACTTAGGATGGTCTTTAGAATATATTAGATCTTTATCCGAAAATGATAGAGATAAATTTTTTATGTTAGCCATTACAAAAATGTCATATAAAAATTTCGATATCATGAATATGATGGCTATCACAACTACAGGTAAATCACTTATTTAAAGGAGAAAATATGGGAATTTTTATAACAGACAATGACACAGTAGACGTTTCTTTTTTTGTTGGGGCAGTTGACAATGAGATGCTTTGTTCAGAGACAGAGGCAGAGGCCAAGGACAAATTTAAAGAAAATGCTTTTGAAAAGCATTTCATCAGTTTTAAGAAAATGAATTATGGTACAATGAAAAAAGTACAAGCTGCATGCATGCAGGAATCAGACGGTAAGTTTGTATTTAATCCATTAAGATTTAGAGCAGAAAGATTTATGCAGTCTATTAAAAAGTGGTCATTCAAGGACGCGGCTGGCAATACTGTTCCGATTAGTTCTCAAACAATCGACAGTTTGTCTGACGTAGTAGCAAACTTTTTAATTGACTTGTTTGAAAGGAAAACAGGTTAAATAAATGGGTGCAGGTGAGCAAATCTCCGGGTTATTAGTATCACTTGACGCTTTATCCAAGGGCCTTGGAGGCGTTGGTATAAATGCGCAAGCCATCACGGGAAGACTCACTACTCTTTATCAAAGCTTTGTTGCTCTGTCTGTAGTTACAAATACTACAGGCAAAGAAATGGATGCTCTTGCTGCTAGAACTCTGCAAATTTCTAAGCAGATGGGTTATACCCAAGAGTCAGTCATTTCAATGCAAAAAACCTTGATGGTTGGATTTCAAAAACCAATTGATGACGTTGATACATTTAATAATCTTCTGGCAAGATCAGAGCAATTATTTGGAAGAAATGAGGAGTCTGCCAGCCGATTTATAGATACACTTGCAAAACAAAGTAAGGAAATGTCTTCTCTTAGAGATCTTACTCTAGAGATATCTAACATTCAGGGTCGTGCAGCCAAAGAAGGCAGGGAATTAAATGCCAGAGAGCTTCAGGGCTTGGAGGCTCAAGTAGGCTTAAGCCAGCAGATTTTAGAGATGAAGTTCATGACCGGCGAGATTGATATAGACAAATATAATACAAGCATGAGAATTATAGAACAGCAAAAAGATGATCAGAGTAATATACTAAACGGGGCCAAGGCCTATACCGAGATACAACAAAAGCAGCTTGCCTATACGGTTGCTGAAGGCAATGCTCTATTCGAACTTTCTGGATCTAGAATTGCTCAAAAAGGTTTAGAGTATGTCACCACTGGAGGTTCTCAGCTTGGTGCGAAAGCACTTTCCATTACCGATCAGCTTAGGGGTTATGAAAGTACTCGAAAGGCTCCAGACAATGCAGATAAGTCGATTAGTTCAGATCAGCAAGAAGTTTTGAAAAGTTTTGCTGCCGATGTGGTTAAAAATACTGGTGCGGCGAATTTTGCAGCTGTACAAGAAGAAATTATTAAAAAATTCAAAGAGCAGAACATTCTGCAAGATTTGAGCGTAGAAGATCTTAAAAAACAAGTAAGTTTATTGGCTAAAAGTAAAGAGGTTAACGAAGTACTGGCAGCAAATCAGGTTAGACTGAATGGTAGTATTAATGACCAAACTGGTAAGATTGAAAAAACAGTTGCATTAGAAGAAAAACGTAACAACAGGCTTGCTATCTCGCAAGCGCTCATGAAAACTATGTTGGACAACGCAAATGCGCAGGTTGCTGCATTAAATGCAAGTATAGGCGCTCTTGGTACAATAGGTACACTTGCAGGATTGGCTGGGCAGTCAATTGATGCAAGTAAGTACGGATTAGACCCGAAAAAGATGATATCAGATGCTGCCGCTGCTTCATCTGCTCTTAATGAAGTTGCACAAATGGCAGAGAAACAGACTGCAATGATCAAGTCTATGGCTGCTAATACAGCAACGACTCAACAGCAGCTTGCTGAAAACGCAAAAACGTTGGCAGAATCATATGCAGATGAGGCCATAAAAATAGACAAACAAATTTCTGCGACTAGAGATGAGGGTACTAGAAAAACGCTTGAAGAGAGCAAGAAAGCATCTCAAGAAAATGCAGATGCATATAAGTTGCTAAGTGAACGAGCAGCAGGAGGTGATGAAGGAGCTGCAAAAGAAATTCAAGCAAAAATTAATTCTGCTGGCAAGGCTGGATCTGAAGGTGAGATGAAATCATCAAAATTGAGGCAGCAATCTATTGAAGTTAGCTTGAATGCACAATTGCAATTAAATCAAGCAGTGCTGGCGGGTGATGAACAGCACTTAAAGAACTTAAACTCAGAATATCAAAAGATACAAGCTCAAATTTCATTGATGGATAGTCTTGCTGTTGGCATAGGCGCTAATGCAGCAGCACGTCAACAGGCCGCTCAAAATTTAATAGAGCAAGTTCGCGTGGTTAAAGAAGAAGAAGAAAAAGTTTTAGCATTAAAAGCAGAGTATGAGGCACAGGAAGCCAGAGCTGTTAAGGGGTCTCGGGAGCAACAGATTGCAGCTGCTGGTAGGCAACAGGCTCAGAATCAGTATAATGATTTAAAGACTAAAGAGGTTAATCTTACCAAGCAGGCTCTTGATATGACTCAAAGGTTACGCGAAGGATACCTTGATGCTATTCAGGCAATGGAGTCTGGGGCAGGTGTGTTTACTGAAATAGTTGTTAATCAAGATAAAAATTTGGGATCATTAATTCGAACAACTGCTGAAGTTCCTCGCGTACTGAGGACAGGTGCAGGATCTGGAGGCTTGACTCAACCAACTGGATTTGGTCCTGGTGGAATGACTGGAGGCGCAGATCCTCGTAGTGAAGAATACGGAAAGAGTGTTTTAACTAATTTTGAACAAGTTAATCAGCTTATGGCAGAATTGCCAAAGCTGATTGGAGAAGAAACTGGAAAGAACTTGGCAATAGCTGCAAGTGCTCGCCCAGAGTATGGCGGTGTTATTCTTGACGGTACTTCTCCTGGTTCTGCTGGAACCGTGACGGTAGGAGGCAGTACTTCTCCTGGTTCTGCTGACAAGGCTTCTCCTGGTTCTGCTGACAAGGCTTCTCCTGATTATGCTAGCAAGGTTCAAGCTCAAGCTCAAGCTGAGGCGGATGCATCAAAACTGAGGCAGCTATCTATTGAAGTTAGCTTAAGGCAGCAAACTGAAGTTGCTTTAAATACACAACAACAACAATTACAACAATCTGTTAAGGCTGGTTCAGTCACCGTTGAAACAGCTGCTATAGCTGAGACTATTACTAAGGGAATGGTTGCAGCAGTCGAAATTGGAGTAAGAAACGCGCTTTCTGTACTTGAGCAAAAGACAGCGTAATATGATATGGGAGACTCATATTCAACTAGTCTTAGTGGCAGCTTAAAAGCGAGAGCTAGAGGCTATCCTGCTTACTACTTAGGCGATTTAATCCCAATAGGATTTATAAAGCCATATGAGTTTGTGTCAGCTTCTGGCATAGATGAGCCTCCGATTACTTCCTATAACCTTACCACTAATGGCAATTTTGGTGTTTTGCGTTTTAGTGCAACAGATGAAGATTTAGAGGGACAAATTCCAGATGCTTCGGGTAAGAAAGAACGTATTTATACAGCGTATATTAATTATGTATGGCTTACTGATAAAGCACCCTTGGTTGGTGGCAAAGAAGCTGGGATTGGTTATTTTGAGATAGCAAATAGCTCTGGCGTACTAGTAAGAAAAATACATGTTGTCAATGAGAGGAGGTTTTTTCCTGGTCCTCCTAATGATAGTGCTGGAAATTACAGTACTGAATCTGAAGTTTGGATATTGCCAGGGAACAATCATAGGTTCTCTTTTACTATTCCATATTTAGGTGACCCAGAAGACCTGCCATCAACATATATTCCACCGTCTTTTAGCGAAATTAGATGGTCTTCTGGAGTGGTTAAGCTACTACCGACATTAGCTCTAAGTTTATGGTTAGCGATTGGTGGAGGTGTAGAACTTATAGCAAGTTTTGATCCAGCCGATGCATTTCAACAATTTGCTGAAAACTTTGGATTTCTTGGAGCTGGAGTAATAGGTGCTTTTGGTTCGGCTACTGCAGAACAGACAAGACGTAATTCTCCAGTTATATATAAGCCATTTAACTTAAAGTTTGGATACTCTGTCGTTGGTTCTTCTGATTTGCGATATGATGACAAAATAGAAATAACTTTCAATGATTTATATGAAAGAGTTTATGATGATAAAAACAATTATGAGATTAAGCCAAAGTACATTAAAGGTGGAAATTATATCATTTTAAATAAGCAGATTGGTTCTAGCTCAGATTTTATATCAAAAGTGTTTTCTGTATCTTTACTGCCATTTAATTTTTCAGATGGAGAGAAAAGATATATTGGCAAAGGTATAACTGATAGTGTAGATTTTAGAGATGGAATCCTAGCATCTAGATTCTTGCTGTCATCTCCTATTCCTTTTTCTGTAGTAAAAGAAAAAGCTATACCTGCTGCTTTTATGAGGCAAGTATCTAAGTTCAGATATCCTAATACAAGTATACCGGAAGAACACATTCCCAATGGAGATTGTAATATTCAGATATGGCTACCAACTGAGAATCTAGATATAAGTCAAAATAGATTTACTTCAACTTTTGTATATGTCACCTATAATCGTGTAAGGCGTCCAAATTTTCGCCAAGTTAATTCATATCGCATAATTGCAGCTGCTCAGTCCGCTTCAATAGCGGATGCGAAGGCTCAAGTTTTTTATCAAGGAAGTGCTTTTGCTTATGATGCTTTTTATATTGATAAAAGTTTAAGATATAGTTTTAATGCTTCTTCTTTTGAGCCTGATAGTTCTCCAATTGATTTTAATATCGTTAGTAATTTAACAGGTTTTCCTGCAATTTTTGATACAGGATATGTTCCAGAAACTTTTAAAGTTTCAACAGAAATTATTGGGAAAAAGCTTTATGAGACACAGGACGTGCCAAAAGTTTCTACCTATAGACTTTCTTCTAGAAGAGCAGCTAATGGAAGCGAAACATTTTCGTTTACAGAAGGAGTATTCGTTGCTGCTGCAAAGTTTAGGTATATTAATCCAGATGGCCTTACTTACTCTGACTATCCAGGAGGTATTGGGTTTATAGATGGTCTTGGTAACTTAACGATGTTGATTGATGGTGGTAAAATACTAGATCAGGAATGGTGGAAAAACTATTTTGGCTCCGTTGGACAGACTTTGTCTGTACAGGGGTACACTGATGATTATGGTACAAAAATTGTAAAATATGATAGATGTATCGCAACAAATAGTTTATTTACTGATGATGAAAAAATAGGGTATGATGAAAAACTTGCGAGTGCACTTTCTGCTATAGTGCCCATGAGCTCAGGTGGACCTGGTATAGGTATATGTTTATTGGACTTTATAGATACTAAAAATTTTAACATCAAAAGCAGTGTAGGTGGCTTTACAAAAAATAGTTCATCATATGATCCTAATCTTAATTACTATTTAGATTTATCAGAAGCATACTTTAAAAACGACGTCAATCCAATATGGAGATTTAATATTGTACAGTTGTTAAATCCTCCAATAACTGTTGCCGGAAATATCGCTAATCGTGGAACAATTACAGCAGAGTCTTTTTGCTTTGATGTTTTACCAGTTAGTTTGACTTCAAAGGGAAGAGTTTTTTATGAAGGCATGGGCGGACTTGGAGCTGCATATGGAGTGGCCGCATTGGAGCAGCTTTACGTTAGAAGTAATTCTTATGATGTAAAATTAGGTTTTGCTTCTGATTATCAAAATTTGATGGGCTTATATGCTCATCAGGTTGATGGAGAGTTGCGTGCTTACAGCATGAGAACATCTGACTTTTTAATTTTTAACATATCAAGCAATACTGGGTATGATTATAGAAATGCAGTTATAAGTTCGAATAAAAAAACAAAGTCAAATCAAGCCAGTGATGTTAAATGGTTTGGATTTCCAGTAGACAAGACTCCATTCCCTCAGTATGGTCTTAACGTTGTAGAGACAGAGGGTGATTTTGTTCCAGCCGGTAAGACAGACGTGAAGGTTCAGTATAAGGATCTATATATAGATGGAAAAAACATAAAAAAAGATAGCACTGGAAATTTATCAATAGATTTAGAAAGTTCATACAGAATTGCAAATATACAAATATATATAGATAAAAAAATTGCTAGAAATTTAGCAAATTTTAATTCAAAAGCAGATTTATCTTACTATAGGTATTCGATTACTTTTGATTATCCACAAGGCTCTACCTTATCTGAAGGTGAATCAATTGCATTTGCGTCATTTAATCATCATTCTGGTGACTATGCTTATGGAATAATGTCTTCAGTTGTAGTGCCAAACTACAGCGCAAAAAAAATATATCTTAAAGGTGATGATTTATCTTTAATAAAAGACTTAGTAGATTCTGGAGATAAGCCTCGTATAGTTATTGCCGTTTATTTAGAAAGTAACTATGAAAACATCTCATTCAATACAAGTGATTGTTTTCCGGCAATTGATGGATTCACTCAAGGATATATATCTGTAATAAATAGAAAAGATACATATCCGTCTTTGGATATATATACTACCGGAGACCATGATCAAAGATGGCGCTTATATAGAAGTATATTCCAGCTTTTTAATGGAGAAACTATATATCAATGTGTTCTTAAGGCCGATCAAAAAGGCAAAAAGCTCCACTTAATGTTCTCTTTAAACGGGAATCTTTTATTTAAATCTATTGAAGGCTGGACTGTCTCGTCTCTTTATTACGCAGGGCAAAAGTCAGAATCTGAAAATGCTTTTTTGCTGGGAAACAATAACACGACTAATTATTATGCATTAAGTTCTACTGTCTATGATAGATTGCAAAATATAGGGTCTAAATCTCCTGCAGAGCTTGATCATTCAGCTCGCTTGGCTTCTGCTTATGTTGTACAGGCTAATTATATTGATAATGAATTTCTGCAACAAGAGTACGTGAATACTTTGGTTACTAATGCAGTTAAGAGTGCGCTTCAGCAGGCAAACGCAGCAGGTAAAGATGCTCCCAAGACGGTTGTTGTTGAGGCAGAAGTTGATTCCAAGAAAAAGAACTTATCTGTTTCTATCCCAGATCAAATTACATCTAACTCAAGATTAATATCTCCTAGAATTTATATTGATCGTATACCTACATCCACAGACTCTGATATAAATTGGCCAGTTAATCAGCCATACACATTTGAAGTTTTAAACTCTGGTTCATTTATATGCTTTGTTCTAAGAGAAGGGTTAGTTCATGTCATGGAAAGTGGCGATGGCAAAAATTGGGGTCCTGGTTTTGGGCTTGATAGCCTTTATGGATTTAGACCTATTAAATGGAGTAATGATGATCAAGATAGTGTAATAAGCACTGCAAGGAAAACTTTTTCTGTTGGTAGCTGCCCTCCAATAGATAATATATCTAGTTGCTACGATTGCCATAGTGGAAGACTCACGTTGTTTTATGTTATGGATAACGCAATATTTGGTCAAAATTTTTATATGGATCAAATAAAAGGTAATATGTTCTATAATTTACAGACCATTAATTCTGACAATAAAGATGTACGATCAAAGCCATATTATATTATTGGTCAATTGCCTCCAGAAATGATTGAAAGCGCACATAAAGGTAATAACTATGTAAATTTTGGAATAATATCTGAAGGCAATGTAAAAGAAAAATCAAGTTTACAATCTTTTAGATCTGTATTGGCGCAAACTACATATCTAGAAAATACTAGTAATCTAAAAACTAATGGGAAAGCGCCTGGTGCTTGTTTTATAGGAGCTGGACTAATAAGGATGTATTACGAGGATGAAAATGATCAAATTAGAGGTGTTACCATAAAAAGTAATGAAATCGTTATCGATTTATTAATGAGGAGCGCGTCTGTAGACGCAGGTATTACAAATGGCTGATGGAACTGATTATGGCTGGGATCAATCTGGCAGTGCTTTGCCTCACAATTCTGGAGTTGTGAGAATACAGGTCACCATATTTCCAACAACTGTACCTTTAAGAAAAAGAGTACGTCAACACTATTCTTATCAATTTAATGCTTTTACAGTTGGTCAAATACCAAGTAATCAGCTGGAAAATTTAGAAACTATTGCAGACGAAAAGAGCGGAGCAATTGGCATAACATTTAAAAAGCTTGATAACATAGAGCACACTATTTGTGGAATTCCATTTATTGATGCCATAATTGGCGTAAGCGAAGAGTCAGGTTCTCAAAATTATACGAACAATAAGCCTTCTAAGCCTCCTACCTATTATGATAAAGTCGGAGGTAAATACTATGTTGATGATATTGGTGATTCTTTGTATGGTAAAAATGAGTTGACAAAAAAAGAACATCAGACATTTGTTGCGGCAGGCTCTTTGTTTTCTACAGGCTTTATGACGGCCAATGACATAGTGTCTTATGTTGCTAATGAAACAGATCCCCTTATATATTCACAGAAACTTAAATTTTATCTTTCAATAAGGCCCGAACAGTCAACAGTCAGACTGGCTGAAACTTTTACTGTTTCTGTTAGAAATTTTCAACAATATATAAAGCCAGCAAAAGCTGCAATTGCTGATTCGTCCTATATTGGACCAAATCCAAATGGTGCGTCTTTTTTTGAAGGCACAAATTCTGATCCAAATAACGATGGTGGTTGGTTAAAACAATTTCTTTTTGGGACTGAGAGTCAGGGGAATGCGCCAGACTTTAATATACAACAATTTGTTGGTTATGTTGGCGTAAATAACGTTTATATAGGAAATTTCCATACTCAGATGAGAAATGCTGGAATTTCACCAAGGCCGATTGTGCGTGGTGGTATAGATTTTAATGGCAAATTTTTCGATGCAAAAGTTAAAACTTATTCGAATCTTCCTCCAGGTGTGCATATAAGTTTTGTAAAAGCACTCCCTATATTTCCAGGAGAAGATTTTACAATTAAATTTAGAAAACTTTCTACAGATCACCCAATCGCTGCTATTGAAGATGAGGAAAGCGGTACTGTAAGATGGCAAATGAGAGATTCTTATAGATTTATAGACACTGGGTCTTTTCATACTGATTCTTCAGGTAACGGTACTGGAGCTTCTAACGATAATGGAATCATTACTGCAAATTTTGGATTGTGTCCGCCTGCATATGAGGGAAAAGATGGTAAGTTTAATCCAGAAAGAAGAATTCCAAAAGTTGCTGGCAGCTACTATCTAGCTCGTCAGCCTTATGTGATTGTTGAAATCGATGGTGGTATTGAAAATAGATATTTTTTAATTATACCACAAGATGGAAATGTGGTATTGGTAGAAGTGACTTCTGATTTTGAGATAGTTGATTATGTAGATGCTGATGGAAAATTTACAAAGTATCTCGATGGTAGTAGAATGCCGCATTCAAGATTGGTGCATAACTTTAATATTAGTGGTGGCTCTCTGCTCGCGATGGACGCTTTTTCTATTCATTTTCAACATTTTAGAGGCATGTTGCAGATTGTATTTGATCCGATGCAAAAGTCTCAGGTTGTTTCAAGAAAAAGATATGGAGTCAATATCCCTGATCAGCTTGTTCCATCACGCGGCTTATTTGTTGATGATCCAAGTATAAAAGACAAGTTAAATCCAGAAGTTATTCCAATAAAACTCGCCGGGTCTGTTGTAGTTCATATGGGGCATGCAAAAATGGCATTTAATTTTTCCCCTATTACATATCCTGCTAGCTCAACTATTAATCTTTCATACCCTGTTGGTATTACTAATCTTGAGGGCAAGGAATCAGCTATTAATATTTTACTTAGAGATTCTGGCGGTTTTAGTGAAGATGAAAAGGGCAAAAAGAAAATTACTAAGACAAATAATTCACTTATAAAAGATGAATTTGGAAAAGCGGTTCCTGGTCAATCTGCTCCGCACTATTCTCATCAGGCTAATATTATGTATGAGACACTGGGCGGCTCTCTTGCTCCAGTTTCATATGCCGATTTTTCACTTAATCAAAAACTTTGCATTACTGGCCCTTCTGGATCTGACGATCCTGCATGGGGGCAGCAGTATGGTAGTCTAGATAAACCCAGCTCTATTTATGCTTCATATAGACTTACAGATGCTAAGGAATATGTGAATAGAATATATCCATATATAACTATAGAGTCTGGAGATATGACTTTCTCTGGAGACAGTGGCTCTTATTCATTAAAGGGGGCGATTAGACCAATTTGCTCTGGTTTTAGTGTATTTGTTCCTGAAGGAAAAAAAGCTGGGTGGACAGGAATCGGCGCAGATGTCACAAATAACGTAATGGAATTTTCTGATACATGGGACAGATCTGATAGATCGTTTCTTTCTCACACTGGTAACTTAAGATTTTATTTAAATAAGTCAGATGCATTACCAATACTTGAAAATATTACAGCAGTACAAACAGAAAAAGGCAAGGTTACTGGGGGCGTTAGAAAAGCTGAAAGAATTAATAGCGGTTTTCTTGCTAGTTTTGGTGACAACACTGGAGATCAAACTTCACTATTGGCCAGTTTGCAAGATAAGTATTTTTATGTAGAAGTAAGAGCTTGGAGAGATCCATATAAGACAAGAAGCCATCAGATGGGGGCGTCTGGGGATCGTGGTAATACTGGTCCATCTAACGTAGCAAACGCTTTTTATGCAACTTATAAAAACAATATTCCTGATAGTGAAAACACTTTAATGTTTACTGGTTTATGCAGAAAGTCTTCATACAGCATATCTGAAAGTCATGTAGAGATGTCTTGTAATCTTGAAGACTATTGGAGCATACTTGACAATATGACTTGGTTAAATCCTCCGTTCTATGACGCAATGAGAGATTATGATGCTGTTTTTGATGTAATGCAAAAAGCTGGATTTTTCTATGAGCGCAGTAATAGAGACCCCGGATATTTAATAAATAAGTTTGTGTCAACTCCTTCTGATAGCGACTATTATGAAATTCCTTATGATGGCTCTAAAATACTTGCAAATGACTATGTGCTTCCCGGTAGCTACAACACGATGAATCAGCCTATACTTAGACCAACGGGTGGAAGCGATAAATATTCGGCAATATTAAAGAGATTTGCAGAGATTTCAGGTAAGGTTATTTATTTTGATCGCAGAGGAGTCATGCATTTCGACATACCACCTGACGAAATGGAAATAATGCAAATGACTGGTAGGAGTAATGGTAGGCCAATGTATGAGGCTCCTATCTATGATATATTCTCTCACACATATTCCAGCCCAATGGGGCAAACTATTCCTTGGTGGAATATTGTGACTGGATCATATATTTTTGAAAGAGCCGTTAATGATATTGTAAATGAAATAAGAATTATGTCTTCAACTCCAGAGGGTAGTCTGGTGTCTGCTGCTCATATGAATAGGGCATCGCTTTCTGATATCGATTTGCCAGGGTTTATTGGCTTTAGAAGAACGTTCTTGCAAAAGAGCGGGTATTTTGGTTCTGGCGCAGCTGTTAAGAAGCAGCTTGAAAGATATACTACAATGTTTAATGCTCCAATTATTGCTAAATTTTCCATACTTGGTAGGGTTGGAATGCAAGCTGGTGAGACTATTTTGATGGATGGTCCAGGATATTCTGGTGCCTACAGGCTTTTAATAACTAATGTTAGTAATACAATAAAGCCAAAAGAAAATGAATGGCTAGCAAGTATTGCTGGCAGATACTTTATACCTGGCGAAAAGGTCAAGTTTACTGGTAGTACAATCAGCCTTGGTGCTGGCACAGGAGGATAATATGGAACGATTAGATGGTATTTCCGCAAAGATATTAGACAATCTTGATGGCTTGATTAGAGAAAGAATAAATAGTAATTATACAAAAAATTACCATCAAGATAATTTATTTGAAGGTGGTCTTTACGGTGGTGCTCGTAGCGTCACTGACGTTTCGACTGGCTCAGAAGAAAATCATATGTCTGTTGGCATAAGGTCTGGAACTGTAGGTATGTAATGGCAGGAAAAACACGTCATTTTGGTTTAGCTTACTTTGACTATAAGGACAGACTTGACACGTCTGTATCTGTCAAATTGGAACGGGATAGATTCATTACAATTGATGATCAGCTATTTGGCTTATTTAGCATATTTGGCAACGGCATCGTTAATGGCTTTAGAATGTCGAGAGACCAGGCAGCGGACGGTCGTTCTGTTTTGTCTATAGAACCTGGAACTATATTCTGTAGGAATAGGAGCTACGAAAGCACTGAGACTCAGCAACTTCGTAATTATCCTGTTAACGGAGAATTTTATGTTTATGCAGATATAGTATCTTCTACTACTGGAGCAAAAGACTTAACCATATATGCATCTCGTTCTGGATCTGATCTTAACGCAGTACGCCTTGCTCGTATCTTAACCAATAATGGCGAAGTTACTACAATAGACTTTTCTTATAGAAATGAAATTTCTTTTAGAAGAATAATTGAGTCAGCTGTTGCTAATCACAAGCACAATGGAACAGTTTCGAAAATTGATCTCATTAAAGAAGTAAAAAATGCTCTTCCTGGAGCAAGACTATCTTCAATCGATGCTAACAAAGTTAAATACGGTACGTTCAACAAAGAGCGTATCCCTCAAATTAATCACAATGACTTGAAGAATAAGGGTATTGTAAGTCATGCTGGTTTGGAAACTCTGGCAAGAAGCTTGCAAAACGTTAACCGCCAGTTGCTTGGTGAAGTATCTTCTGTAAATCTAATGAAGCATTCTTTACTTTTGAAGCGTAAATTTCCCAATGAAGCCGAAAGTACCGTTAATATGGTGACTTTTATTCCCGGGATAACTCCTGATTCCGCAATAGACTTTGCAAATAGTAGTGCAAATATTAGTCTTCCATCCAACTGTATATCTGGTCGTCAGGCAGCTGGTGGAAGGCAAATATCTGTTAAATACTTTGGCACACAAGCTTTAAGTAATTACTCTTTTATAAATAATTGTTCTGTTGGTCAAGACGTTGTATTTTTGAATAGTACAATATCTAGCTCTACGGTTCAGTTTAAAGATAGCTTTGAAAATGCAACCGGTTCAGATAGACCGTTCCCAGGATTAACTGCTCAGGCAGAAACTGTAGATAATAAAATAACAGTTAGGAGTGACGGCTATAATATTGTGAGTGGTTTATTTTCTGCTCGCTTTACTTCTGGCAAAAAAGATAAAGCAGTTTATAGACGCACGGTGACTACGCAAAATAATTGGACATCATTCAACAGGCTTTTTCTTTCTGTAAAGTGCGCCCAATCTCCACATCCGTCTGTATTGTTTTATGTAGTAAACAAGAATGCTGATAACACAACTACTGAAAGCGAAAAAATTCAACTGTTAGCAACGGATGAAGTTACGTTAAACCCGCAGGTAAGTAATTTTAAGTTAGTGGAAATCGACATCACTGAATATACAAAAAACAATATTCAAGAACTTGTTTTTGAAGTGATAGACGCAAGCACTGAGTTTATATTTTATATTGATGACATAAAGACATCTTCTGTCTCTACTTCCGATATTAGATATGCGTCAACAGGAAGCGTCAGATATAGATATAGTGCCCCAACTCAGGTTGTTTTGGAGACAATCATTTTTAGTGTTCAGCAAGAAGACAATACTAGTGTGCAGTGTAGATTTAGAACAGGTGCAAATATAATTGAGCTTTTGAACGCTTCTTTCTCTGGGGCAACTGCTTCTGAAGATGTGATAGGTACTCCTTGTAATCTTGTAGAAGTTGAATTTACTTTGCGAAGTAATGAAAGCCAGACTGCTACTCCTAAGGTTAAAGATCTTACTCTTATTTTAGTGTCTCAAGGTGGAGAAAGAAGAATTGAAGTTAATTCTCTGCAAGAATGGCAACAAGGCTCGTATGCAAATGTAGAGTTTTTTCAAGAGTCAAATGATAACGACTATGGGCTAAGAATTAAAACTCCGCTCGAAACAAATCATATTATTTATTCTTCCAATAATTATGTCCAGCAAATTAAAAATGCTTTTGCAAATGTGCCTCCTAGCGAAGCAAATTTGAGTATATTTGGTTATAATGGATCGTCCTTGCTACAATGTCCTCAGCAAATAGTATCTTCTACTGCGAATAATCCAGCAAGTGGATTTGATCAGCCAAGTAGTGTACAAAGATTGGACAATAGAAATTATTTAGTTTGCGACACTTTTAATCATCGAGTTCTTGAGATAGACAGAAGTGGTGGTTTAGTAAAAGGATTCGGTGGTGCTTATGTAGTCGAAAATGCGACTCAAGGAGGATACGTCCCTTTGTGCGCAAACTTGAATCTACAAACGGGAATGTTACAAATATGTTTTGATACAGATTTTGCTTCTCGAGATGTAATTAACATACAATATTTGACAATAGTGATAGGTCAAACAGAGTTGAGGCTCGGAGATCTTGACAAAAACTCAAATGATAACGTACCTAAAAATGTGGTACAGATTAAATTGTCTGATCAAAAAGTTCAGATTCTTAAAGACACAAACATTTCTATATTTATTAAACTTGATCCAAGATTTATTGGGGAAGAAACGTTTAATACAGAATCTGCAACTTATAGTATTGCATATGGGATAAGTGGCTTGCGCTTGACAAAGTTTAATTTTACTTATGTCAAGCAAATATTCCACCCTATAGCTGCTATTGAGTATAGTAGTACTGATTGGGTTGTATGTAATAGTTTAATACGATTTGATAGAATTAGGGCTGGGCTAAGACAGGATATCGATGAATTTTTCTTACCAAGAAGTGTTGACTCAACTTTTTATATTATAGCTACTTTGTCCAGCGAGTTGCAGAACCAAGACGTACAAGTTGTATTCTTGAATGATCCTGACGCTGCACAGTCTGCAAATGAAACTTCTGAAAATGTTATAGTTACAAATAGTAATAATTTAGGATTCTCTGGACCCATTACGGTAAAAACACAAAGCAATATAAGCGCTAAGGTTACAGTTACCCCCGAGGCAGGAATGTCTGGCCTAGACTTTACCTTTACCTTTAGGGTTGTGGTTAAAGCTTATGACAGCGTGACAAATAGATATTTGCCAATAGCTGGCTCTCCATTTAGAATAGAGAAAAGAATACATATAATACCGCAGGGTACCACAGAAGGATCTGCTCAGTCTCCAGAGCTTTCATCTTTAATTAGATTTAATACAGCCACTATGCAAACCGAATTTGCTTTTGGAAAGGCTGACCAGTTCACTTTTAGTGACTTCACGCTCGGTGGGGTATATAAGCTATCTGATGGTAGATTGCTAGTCGGTGGTATTCAGAAAATTCCAACAGAGTTACAATTTGATACTTCTCCACCTAATGATGATGGTTTTAGATCTCAGGCTTTCAATCTTTTGAAAACTTATCGTGGAAAAGTGTATTCGATAAGCTCAATAGATAGTTCGGTTACTTTTAACTATGATAGTCCAGATGGGTTGTTTGTAAGTGATTGTTCTATGACATCTGATGGAGATGTGCTGGTTGCTGAGTCTTCTATCGTGCAAAATTCTGGCAGGACGATAAAGATCGATGGATTCGGGAATATAAATTATGTGTTGTCTAATGGACAGTTTAGTATAATTAACCATGCAAGAGAATCAGGCTCTGGCCACATTATCATCAGCACCTAAAGTAGATTATTATTCTTTTCTTGCACCAACTGGGTACACTCAGGCGGCTATGGATAATTTAAAGTCTATGCAAGTGTCTGGCGTAGATATTGCTTTGCGTTGTGTTCACGGCAAAATGGTTGGCACAGGTTTCTCTGTGGCGGAAAGAAACTGGCTAGCAAGTTTGTTGTCTAAAAAACATTTAGGTATTGACGCCCAAATAGTCCATGCCATACCTCCACGATGGAACGTGATTCCTAGTAGCTCAAAAAGAATAGCTTTATTTGTTTTTGAAAATGAAGTCATTCAGCCTGCTTGGATCGACCAGCTCTCTAAGTGCATGGGGGTAATTGTTCCGTCGAGATTTAATCTTCATTCTTTACAAAAAGCAGGATTAAAAAATGTACATCTAGTTCATCATGCAGTGGATGTAAATATATGGAATAATGATATAAAGTCTCCTAGAATAGACGAATATAAGAAAATTCGAGTAATTACAGTTGGAACTTGGCGTCAAAGAAAGAATTGGAAATTAATGGTCAACTGCATGGCTGAAGCATTTAAGTCATTAGAAAATTTAGAATGGACCATTAAAGTGGATAAAATCAATCCCGCAACTACTGAGATCAAGACTTGGCTGTCTGAATTAGGATGTCCTGATGTCTTGGGCACAAAAATTAAGATTGATTCTAGAATATTGGACGAGGCATCTATTGCTCGCTTAGTTGGCGCTCATGACATCTTGTTGAGCGCCTCACTAGGGGAGGGTTTTGGACTTCCTGCCCTTCAGGCGTCCTTCCTAGGGCTTCCTGTGGTGTGTCCAAGGCATGGCGGCTATGAAGAGTTTTTCGATCCCATGTCTTATTTTGAGATAAAGGCATCTGGTTTTTCTAAAATACCTAAAATGGATAATCTTCCGCAATTCGATAATTTAGAGTGGCCAATATATGACAAGGATTCGATATTAGATGCCTTGTATTTATGTATAGGAAATCTCCCAAAAGCTAAGGAGCTTGCGCGTATTGTAGCAGAAAAAGCTGCTCAAAAGTTTAATCATAAAACTATTGGTACGTCATTTCTAAATGTTATAAGTTCTTTCGATGCTATCACCAGTAATAAAAATTAACGATTTTGACTCTATTAGTGGCCTAGTCAGCGCTTCTTTAATCAATTTAGATTATAAGAAAACATATAAGTTTGAATTTTCTAATATTAATTTTAATGTACTTAACGGTAGAATTTCTACAAATGTTCCAGATCTGGAAAAAATAGAACAACGCTCGCAAGTTGATTTTTCATTTAATGTAAAAAATGATGAAGACAAGTTTTTGTTTTGCAAGATATATGAGTGGGACCTTGACATGTGGAAAGAGGTCCATATATCAACTGCAGTCGTCTCAGAGCAAAAAATTATTTCTGTAGACTCTAACCTTATTCAGATAGAACAACCATATGTTGGTCCAAATGATAAAATAAGTGTTATAATTAAAGCCGAATCCGAGCACAGATACGATGTCAGAATTGACAAGAAAACTTTTGGTATTAAAACAGACAAAAACGGTGTCGGAAAGTTACTTGTCAATACAATTAATGCCGTTGACTATCCAACATATATTGGCAAATTTGTTAAGAAAATTTCTTGCAGCCTTATAGATACTGTAAAAAAAGAAGCAATATCTTTGGCTGAATGTGAATATGTCCCAGAGAATTTATATGCATTGGCGGCGACTAACGACCCTAATAGACCAAGCTGTGTAATACTAGATCCTGATCCAGTCGCTGTGTTTTCTGTTAATACTGATGCATTTAACGCTCAGTGTTTTCCTCAGCCTCTTGTTGGTTCTGCATTTACTACAAGTGGTTCTAACTTTGCGAATACTACTCGCCTTGATGATAGTTATATAAACTGCAATGATGGCTATGTCAGTTCAGCAAAAACAGTTGTTGATTCTTCTTGCAAAATATATCATCAGCCTCGCATGGCTCGTATAGCTCCTGCTGTTTCCTCAGAAGCAGATCTAAGGCTGAATTCGCTTTATGGTTCAGGAAGTAGTCCAATTGATAAATCTGCGTGGTCATCTCGTCCAATTGGATTTGTCTATAGTTCTTGTGATGCTAATGCAAATTCAGAGAATGTAAGTGTTGATCCATGCTCTTTTACTTCTCAGGAGATAAAGAAGATACCTAGAATCTTCCTTGGCTGCACCACAGATGCTACAAATGTGAAAATATTTGGTCTTGCTAGAGGGATTTTAAAGGCTCCTCCTGCTTATTTTCATAGCATTCTGGTTGGAGATCCATCTGTTGTTTCTGGAGTATTTGAAGACGGAGACATAGTAAACGTAGTTTTTGATCTTCCTTCTGGGGAAAGAATTTCTAAATCTTTAGAATATCAGTCGTCAACCTATTCGTCTTTGGCTGCATTTATAACTGCATTTGCTTCTGAAATATCTTCAGATGAAAATATAACTAATGCTGGAATTAGCGTAAGAGTTTATACAGATAAATATAGAATTGACGTTTATTCTGATACAAAGTTTAATATATATGCTGGTCAAGTTAATTATGTTGACAGTGAAACTGGTAATTATAAGACTAATAACAAAATTTATATTATAAGAGATTCAAAATATACTTTTGATTTTGAGATAACAAGTCCAGTAAATTATGATGATATAAAAACTTTGCTTTCCTCTGGCGCTACTCATATGCTTTTCTTGGACAGTCAGTTTAAAGGTATGACAGTTTCTATTACGCAGTCTGAAGATAAGGGAACAATTGTACTCGATACATGTCCAAGAGTTACTCAATCTCGTCGTGGTCTCGGAGCTTTTGTTGTGTCAGAAGACACTAATTGTGTCCATGTGGCATTAATAAACGACTCAAGAGTTTCTGATGATGACGGAACAAAAGTTACTGCATTGCCATTTGCGCGTAATAGTTTTAATGAAGTAATTCCATCTTCGAATCCTGTTATCACAAAATTCGGTCACGTATTTTGTCAGGCCTTGATTGACAATAAGTGGCAAATATTTTCTTACTTCCCTAGTTTGAGCGACTCTCCGTGGTTGCAGTTAACTTATAATGGAGAAAATAGAAACGTAAGCGCATGTTCTGATGGCTTTGGAAATGTTCATTTGTCTTGGGAGACAGACAGATATGGGTATACTTCTGTGCAGTATGCGTGTATCGGTCCTTCTTCTAAGCTTATCAATCGACTCAGCTTATCTGGAATGATATCCAAGCAATTTGTAGATGAGTTGTATGAAAAAACGTTTACAATCAATCCTTTAGAGAGTGCTGTTAATTTTGTCCAGCAAAGTTCCGCCAATATAAGTTTGATTCCAGAAACAAGTTTAATTAGTCTAGTAGAAGGTGCTCAAATAGGTGGAGGTAGTTTCAGTATAGCTAGAGAGTTTACTGGATATGTGCGCATAGAAAAAGACGAATTTAATGCACTTATCACAGAGAATCGCAGCGTCAAGCTTGGCTTTGTTGATTGGGGCCTAAAAGTTCAGCCAAATATAAATTTAGGAGATTATTGCACTAGCTATCTCGTTCACTTTGAACAAGTGGGAACAGAGACTGGACAGACGCTAAGCTCATTATTCTCAGCAAAATTTAATGGTAAAATTTTAAGAGTATTTGCTTCTCCTACTGATTTTGGATTATCTTCTAAGTATTTTAGGTCAAATAGAATTTCTTACCCATCTAATTCAAGCGTAACATTTGACAACAATGGGCTTGTTGAGAGTGGGTCCATATCTGTTGGTTCTGATGAGACGACATTAGATTTTTCTTTTTCCTATCTAGATGGGGGTGGAACGGGACCGCTTGAATTTAGAGTTCTGGTGGAAGGTGTAAAAAATCAATCTTCTATTGAGCAATCTAATTGGAATAGAATATTCTCAAACAATGGTCGAGTCAGTGTGTCTGAGGATACAGCTGTATGTGTAGAATGTGCGCCTAGTAGTGACTGTGCCGTTGCAACCTTGTCTGTATCTCAAGATCATAATGGAACATATTTTCAGGGCCAAGAAGCGGAAATTAATATATCTGCTCATGCGCTTTGCAGTATTGGACCTAAATCAACTGACAAGATATCTCCAATAGGATTTGGCATACAAGATGTTTTTGAGAGTGACTACATGGATTTGATTGAGCGCACCGGTGGTTACAGTAGTCCATGGGATTTGATTAGTCAACCAATACATTATGTATCAGAATTTTCTGGAGAGCCAGGCTTTACGCAGACAAGGCAATACGCATCAAAGTATAAAGATCAGTCAAATTCTCCGATTGTAAGTTTTGAAGATAATGACAATAGATATTTCCCTGGATTCTTTAATAATTCTAAGGTGCAGTCATTTACTGTATCTATTAATGCAGGTTTTCTTGTAGATAATGTTGTTAGAGAAATTTCCTTTCAACATCCTATTTTGGCTCTTTACATTGATCAGACTGACTTGGATTCAACCGATCTTTCTCTGGGGAATGGATCAGCTAATCGTGCAAATCTGCTGCCAGATCAGGGTGTTAAGATAACGGTCAACAAATCAAGAACTACACTCAAAGTTTCAATGCCAGCAGCCATTGAAGTAGATTTTAGTATTCGTGTAGTTGTTTCTTCCGAGCAATTTGACTATCCATTTGAAATAAAAGATGACAAGAAAATTAATGGATTGTATAGTGACTTTTTAAATGGTTTTGTAAAATCACCCGATGAGTCTTACTTGTTGGCAAATAACAAGTTTACTATTAGCTCTACAGATAAGCGCTATGATGAAATCATTCCTTTACTTGGATTTTTAAAATATGATGATATCAATATAAATCCAAATGCATATGCTGCTAACTTTAATAATTTAACTTCTATTATCTATAACGTAGATGACATAGACACCACAACATGTAGCGATCTGGTGTCTCAGGGCACATACAGACTGGATGATCAATTTAATCTTGATGGAGATGATGCACATGTGCATCATGCATATGTTTGCGTAATTCCAGAACGTGTTTCATTTATGGCTAGAAATAATGAGACTCTTGATGAATATGTTCTTAGAACAAAATCTATAGCTGGTTATAGAGAGGCGATTGTCAAAGATGTTTACACTGGATATGGAAAAGTATTTATCATAAATAATAGTATTTCTTCTTCCAGCAAGAGAACTAGCATATCTCTTGGTACAACAACAAAAATATCAGATCTTCCATCTGTTGATTTATCCGGCTCTTTTAGAGTACAAGTTGATGGAAATTATTCAAGACTAAGCGAAGAAGATAAAAAGCTTCTTTCTAATTGGTCGTATCCATCTAGTGATGTCTTTTATCCATCTTCTAAGTCACATCCGAATTACCATTTTATGTGTAATGTTTACATAAATGATAAGCCAATACTTTCTCATAATGCTCAAGTCGATTTGGGCGACAAAACGCGTCAATGGGAGGTTGGGTTTGGCTCACCATTTGGTCAGTACCCTGTTTGTAGAAGCTCTGATGCAAGTTTCTTAGACTTGATGTCTAATAAAAACTGGTCAATTGATTATTCTGATATTAGAATTGGGAATCCAAGAGTTATAGTTGATCCACGCATCACGGACGCTAGTGCCATAAATGTTTCTAGTGTATTTATTTCAAAATTAGTACCAAATTCTGATTCGAATGTGCAAAACGAGTCTTTTGCTCAATCTCTGATTGACCCAGGCGATTGGGTTTCCCTTGAGCATGGCAGCTTACTTATTGATGGATGGGAGACATTCAATGGAGGCGCAGTATACGTTGGTTCTTACACTGCATACACTCCAAGTAAGCGTTCAGTTCTTCTTGAATCATGCATGATATATAATGATAGCTCCCCTGTCAGTTATGCATCATATCCGCAATACAAGTCTAGAAGAGGAAGAATTTCTACTGGACAACATGGTGGAATTAACCAAACGGCAGGGACTTTAAAGCCAAATGAAATGCATCAAATATCTTTGACGACTGGTATGCGTCAGGTGCAAGAAAGCTATCCTAAGCTGCAAAGATCTATTTTAGTTCAGGCTGATACATCAGTATTTACATGCAGGCACACTCCTGGAGTAGGCGAATTTGTTGGCCCAAATTCACAGCTTGACTATAAGACATTTAGATCATCTTTCATTCCAAGTTCAAGTAGTTTTGATGTGTATATAAGAAATGTTTCAGAAAACCTGAATAATTTATTTTCTTACTTTCCGCTCAACACTGTTGACTATACCGAATCATATGGAATTGACCCGTTCACAGGTCACGAGCAGGGCGCTTTGACAAAAGATGTTATATTTTATGTGGATGCTAGTGGAGTGTTAAAGCTTTATCAATCGTACTCTGGGGCAAGTGGGTTAATTGTAACGGAAGTTGAATTGTCAGATCCTCTTGAAATTGTCGCAGTTGATTCTCGCATTAAGTATACAAGTGAAACTAGTCAAAATCCATTCTGTGTTGCAGTGACTTACAGCGGCTTTTTGCAAAGTTTTACTTACGATGGAACAGAAAATAATATACCTAACTTTGTAAATCAGTCAAATTTACCATCCGCACAAGGTTTTGTCTCTGTTTCTCTTGGATATGACCACGCATGCGCACTAAAGTCTGACGGTACAGTTGTATGTTGGGGTAGTAATACGTATGGTCAAACTGCAGTGCCATCTGGCTATAAGTTTGTGCAGGTAAAAGCTGGTCAATATTTTACAATTGGCATTAATGAAAGCGGAGATATTATTGCTTGGGGCAGAAATAACCATGCTCAAGTGTCTCCAGTGCCATCTGGCAAGTTTGTAAAGATTGATGCAGGCGCTGAGCATGCAGTTGGCATTAAGTTTGACGGAACTGCTGTTTCATGGGGAAGAAATGCAAATACCGGTGACCTTGTCGATCCTACAGTAAAATTAATTGATGTTGCGGCTTGTGGCGGAAATATGTATAGTCTTAGCACATACTCAGATTCATCATCTTCATCATCTTCTATGGGGACTTATAACGTTGAGCCATTCAATGTCGGTATTGATATAAATGGAAATGTTATTAAGTGGGGTATGTGGAATGATGCATTTACAGCTTCTGGTAGGGAAAAATTTCACGCTGTACCATCTATTCCTTGCGTTGCAGTGAAACATGGAATTAAAAGTTGTTTGCTTTTGGGTATAGACGGAAAAGTGTATGCTCATGGAATCGCATTTGGTCCATCTGAGCCTGATTCAGCTTCCAACATAAATTCAGTTTACAAAACAGATCTTGATTTTGCTTCTGGTGGTCCTTTTATTGAATCGGTATATTCTTATGCAGAGTCAGATTTGATAGAAGAAGATGTAGATGTTGAGGCTTATCGCTTGTTCGGGATGGCGTCTAGTGATGCATTTAACCAGTCATATGGCTTGCCGCTGTTGAATAGTTTTTCAAGTATTCCTTTGTCTTGGCAGTACGGTAATTTACAAAAGTCTCCATCATGTGAAGTTGACAAATTTAATAAATGCACTTTGATTTGGGAAGATAATTCATATGGAGTATGGGGTATATATGAGTCTTCTAATATTTGGATTAATAGATCATTTAGTGATCGTATATTCCTTTCTGATAAAGAAGTGCCTTCATTACGTCCTTCTATTGCTTCTGATGGAGCTGGTAGAAGAGCTGTAGTCTGGGAATCCATTTCTGGGGATAGTCATGCAATACGCATGGCTTCTCACATTAAGCACCCTGATTATGCTTCCGACTGTGATGTTGATAAGGTAGTTTCAAACAGCAGGCTCCTTGGCTTTGATCCTGATCCATATGATCCATATAATGTAGAGCAGTCTTTGATGTCTTGCAAGGTTGACCTGTCATTTACCGCACCAGAATTTGGCAATTACTTCTTTAGTATAGCATTTAAAGATTTGAGTGATGTTAATATTATATATAAACAATCTTCTTCTAAAACTGAATCTGGTAAATGGCTTATAAATGGCAAGTTCATATCATATGATGGACAAGTGATTGCTCAAGGAGAAACCGTAACTGTATCTTATGTCCCAGATTCTAACGATAATGTTTTTAATAAAGTTTTAAAAGTTGAGCTTACCTATAGTACCGAAGAGACATCTGGTGAGTCTATGCTATTCTATGCCAGCAAGTCAACGCAGGTCACGCCTGGAGTTACTTGGTGGATGAATGATTTATTCCCAGTGACTGTGGATTATCCAGTCTCTATTAATGGTTCTGCTAGAATACCATATTTAAGTGAATATATGGTATTTGCAGAAGCTGCCAAAAACTGCCCTGTTACTATTCTGCCACAGGGTGCTGGGTATTTTGAAACTCAAGGAGTTGGAAAAGATCAAAACTTTATATTCCCTTCTGGGGTTTCTAGTCTTCCAGGCGTGACAGCTGGAACATTCGTAAAGAGTTTCTTGTTTGTTCTTGGAGATGATGATGGTACTACCTTGAATCCAGTAGAGGCCACACTGTCATTCAATCAGCCAATTGTTGCCGTATTAATAGATGAGGAAAATATGCAGTTCAGTGATGGGTATTTCACTGACCCACTGGCTCCCATCAATGTGTCACGCAAAAATGTAGTAGATACTTTTCAGTTTTATGATGGTGAGTACATGAGACTTGATGAGGACCGAAAGAAGTTGCATATAAGATTTTATCAACCTCGCAAAGCAACATGGCCAACTCCTCTGACAAAAGTGTCTCCTAAAGCACTCAAAGGATTTGTAACTGCATCTCCTACAGTCACTGACACTCCTATAGCCACTGACACTGCAGCGACTGCTTCTATTAATCTTGGGAAGGATGAAGCGAGTATTGTATCTTTTTCTGAGGAAACATTAGGGCCACTTGTATCTCAAGAAAATATAAAACCTTACGCCACATTTAGAGTTATTGTGGCGAACACTGGTCGTGTTTCTGGTCAAATTGTCACCACATATTTTTGCCCAGCTCCTCTGCGTGCTCTATGTAAGATAAGTACTGCTTACACCAATAATTCATCTCAATCTAAAGATGTTCATTTTAAGGTTTCTGTTTATTCAGATTCATCTTACAAAGATGCAATCATGGCATTTAATTCCAAAACAGATGCAAGACTTTGGTCTAGCGGAAGTAATGTATTCCCGGTAAATGGTATAACTATTTCTCCAAGCGCAACAGGTTCTGTTAGCTTTGCTCCACCTATCATTAACATTCAAAATGGTCAATATCCAATAGACGAATCTTCTGTAAATACGCAAACACGAGCAAGTTCTATATATGACTATTATAATTTGGCAAGAACTTCACTTATATGCGGAATCAAATATTATATCATCGCAGAAGCTACTGTTAATAATGATGATATAGAATTGTACAGAACATCATTTCTATGTGGTTGTAACGACAATCTTTTTGACAGAGAGGACGAGTCTGAGTGGCGTAGTGTGATGAATAGTTCAATTAATACTGTGATAGCTTCAGCAAAATGGTATATTGGTAATCCAAGTGTGAGTGCAACAAGAAATGGTTTATTTGCAATTTCATGGGAAGATTCCCGATCTAGTGCAAATTTAAATGGCCTTAATAATAAGGAAAATCAGAATTTAGACATATATTGTGGCTTCTTTGATGCAATCAATGATTCAGTTGATTCAGCATATCATGCTGGAATTGATCGTTTGTTGTTAAATAATTCAGTAGCAGACGATGTCGCAATAAGAGATCAAAGACTTCCACAATTGATTTCAGATCCTTTTGGTAATTTTACTATGTTTGCGAGCAAAGATTACAATAAGATTATAAAGCGTTATTTCAGCGTTGGCTCTAAAGTCACTCCAAATATAATAGTAGAGTCTGCAATTACAACTGCATGCTCCTTTACCCTTACTGATATTAATACTTATCAAACTGCTTTTGATGGTGGCGAATTTATGCAGATTCGTGTTAATGATAAATTCATAAAGGGGTATAAATCTATTGCTGCGGCTGCTCCAGCTCCAATTGTGAATGATTGCTTTGTTGATTTAGAAATAATTGGAATACCTGGCGCAATGGCATATCGCATTAAGAATGAATCGGAATCAGACTTTACCGACTGGATACCTATTAACCTTCCATTGCAGCCGCTTGACAGTGCTGGCAAGGCAATAAGTCTAGACGCAAGTGTTTTCCGTGAAACATTTAAAGGTAGATGGATAGCAAATGATATATTTACTGCTCCCTGGGTGCTCAGTAAGGCCGATGGAGTTAAAAGAGTTTGTATAGAAATTTTGACTCAATTTGGCAAAACTCAGCAGTTCTGCATGGATATTATTGCCGAATACGCATCACTATCTTATATTGTAGAAATATTCTACTCACCTATTGATTCAAACAGCAAGTTGTTTAAGCCTGTTCGCTACAAGGGCATACCTGTTGTTAATAGAAAAACATATTATAGTCAAGCTACAGACTCTCAGTCAGCAGTCACTATTTCAAAAGAAGATTTACGTAGCTTGGACTTAGACTCTTATACTGAAGTAGATGTTTATGTGCAGGTTACTTTTGAGGATGCAGAAAGAATAGCTAGACTGGATGCCCTAAATAGTATTTCTAGTTATGCTAGTCGCCGTAAAGATAACGGTTCTATGCAGCTTTCGCTATATCAGCAAGGAAATCGAGTACAGACAGCTTCGCTGGTTGTCAGTGATGCTGTAAACGGAATTTATTATGGAAAATTTAAGATAAATAAAAATAATGGGGTAACAGACAAAGATGGGCTTGCATTCGTATTTGTGGATCTCCCGTCAGAGTGCCTTAATCCGTTTGTTAAGAATTTTATATCTGTATTAAGACTGATAAATGATCAAAACCTAGATATGTCTCAAGCAAAAGTCGTTGACTCAAATGCATTTATTGAGCAGTATATACAGAACGATAAGCGTAATGCTTTCGGTAAGAGGAGGATTAACTAATGGCAACTCCTGCAACGCCCGTACTTGAATATCCACTTGGTTCTGAATCTATTTCAACTAAAATTATTGAGATAAAATGGAAAGCGCAAAATGCTACAGTTGGTCAATTTGACCCAACTTATTTGTACGAAATTTTATATAAAAGTGCTGATCCTATTTTGGCTGCTCAGGCAGGCTGGGAGAGATTAGCAACACTGCCTTCTTCTTCTCAGCTATATAATTGGATTATTCCTGAGTATCTTTTTGGTTCTAAGATAATGATAGCTGTTCGTTCATTGTCAAAAAATGGAAATGGTTCTAGTTATGCTCAAAGTGGTATTTTTGAAATTGAGCCTAAACCTTTACCTAAGCCTTCTGTCTCAAATCCAGTTGCAGGCAAGGTCTATGGTTCACAAATAGTGATTCAATTAAACAACCCTATGCTCATAGAAGATACATCCAAATTAAATAGATATAGAATTAACTTGTATTATTCGAGTCCAAGTAATTCAGTATCTTATGCTCCAATAATAGAAAGAATTTCTGGTTCAACCACTCAGGTTATATGGGAAACTTCGCAGTTAAGTCCAGCTGATGATTATGTAATGTACGCTTTCTATAGTGATGACTTTGGCAGAAAAGGCCCCCAGGTGTCAATAGGTCCGTTTGTTGTTGAGAACCAGGGGTACATGTTGATCGACACGGACGGACCAGAAGTTGCGGTTAAAATAAATTCATTGAATGGATATTTAAAGAATAGAGATATAAGTGTTGAACTATATGCATATGATGAAATTGATGACATTCATGGATTTAAATTAATAGAGAATATCAGAACCTCTGCTGGTGACATTGCTGAAGTGATGGCAAGTGAGCCAAGGTTCTATCAAAAGAATAATTTCTTATCACTGTCAGACGTTGATGGCTCTTATGTGATTACAGCGCTTGTTGAGGATTTGGGTGGAAATCGGGCTAATGAGGAAGACGCCAGCGCTGTAAAAGTTCAAAATAAATATAGAAAGTTTTTTAGTAAAAATAACTTTAAAATTACCGCACTTGCTAAAACATCAGACAGTCTATACGCTTGTATGTATGATGGAACTTATACTCAGGTAATAAGAGTTAAAGATGGTAAAGTATATTTCATAAGTTCTTTTCCTGGAAGAATTATTGCTCTTGCAGTCATAAATGAAAAAATATATGGTAGTAAATTTAACTCAGATAGAGTATTAGAATTGGTTTCTATTGAGTCTACGGGTTTAGTGCCACTAATATCCCTTATGTCTCCTGATACGGAAATGTCTGCATTACATGACTCAGGTGACTCTGGAATATTGTTGGGATGTATCAATGGTGATGTATATAGATATTTTAATCAAAATATTACACTTTTAAGAAATTTAGGATCTGGAATTTCTAGTATGTATCCTGGTCAATTTAGTTCAGTTTTTATATTGACTCAGAGTTCCGAAAAAGTATTTATATACAACGATGGAATTTTAAATAAAGTACAAATAACTATTTAACATGAATTATATTAAACCATTATTTCGCATCGATAGACGGCCAATAGTAAAAATCAATTGCGCCAATATTCTGAATGACACCAATTCAGACTTGCGAAATTTACCATGCCCAGACTTTAACAATGACGGAATTGTTGACTCAAAAGACTTGGGAATCTTGACGGCAAATATAGGAACACGTAATAGTCTTTACGATTTAAATGGTGACGGGATAGTTGATATCGGTGATGTAAACTTATTAATTTCATATTATGGTCTACTTAATTGCGCTCAGTGGAGTGGATCTGCATATAGCAACGTATGTAATTCTGCAAGAATGAGTAGAGGCGTTGCTTCCCTTTGTCAGCCTAACGGGTTTTATAATTTTTTCAATATTAAGTTACAACGATTATATGATGCTGGAGTAAGGCGTTTTGTTTTGCAGTGTCCGTCTGGAACTTTTAGTAATACTATTTTGTCATCTAATATTCGTGACCCGTTTGATGCTAGTGGTGCATATAGCGTGTTGACATCACAGACCAAAGAAGTTCTTAATTGCAATGAACCTGGTATTCCATTTGACAAATCTAATAATATTAGTGGTGGTTATTTTGAAAGCTTTCGTGGCCTTATGAGGGAATGGGTTGGTTCATTAGGCGAAAATGTTGAAATATTTATAGAAATTAATTCTTCTGTTTTGATGCTTGGTGCAGAAGTTGATTATAGCAACATAATGCTCAGAGCTGATTTAGGGGATTCGCACTTTTATGAAAGCTTTGATCCAGACAATATAAAGCACGTCGAATGGTTGAGCTACAATACTCAAGAGATGGACACCGATGGGTTGTCTGGCATAGCCCTTAATAACTTTGGGGCAAAATCTTTAGGTAGATTTGATGGGTACAAAAACATAAATCATTTTATGTCCTCAACTTTTAATGGACAAGAAGTGATGTGTACCAATTTACCAAATATCAATGGAAATTTATATAATTTTGAAGAGTATTCAAAGTGTAAATTTGTATTTGATCAAGATAATTTTAACTTGGCAACATTCAATAAGATGGCGAATGCTCGCTTGTTCCAGTATAATGCTGAGATTCACGCAATTGCTTCAGCGAATATATCAAAAAGTGAGTCTGATTTTTATGATCTTGCTTATAATTACGGATGTGTTCCTGGCCTTAAGCTTACCTACAATGACGACATTGACGTTGGTTCAGTTTCTTCTGCTATTGGCAGAATGAAAAACGCGATTGAATCTGCTGAAAGAAAGATATCACTAGGACAAAACGGTAGAAAGTTTTACTTGTTTAGCGAATATGCGGGAAATACTGCAGATTCTAATAACGTAGTTTCCTCCAAGAATAATTACTTAAGATCTGATTTAGCAAAAGCAAAAGACACTATAGTCCCTGTAATAAAAGCAAATTGCTCTGTAAATATTAGCAATTTATCTATTGACATAGCTCGTACGTATATTCCAGCATGGTGGTTTACAAATAATCGTCAAAGCTGCATCGATAGTTCGATGCTTAATTTTGTTTCAGATTCATGGACTGTGCCAAATAGTTCAAGCATTTTAAATGCTTCTGTGCCAAGTCCATATGGTACTATTGGTCCAGAAAAATGTGCAGATGCTGTTTTTGATCAGAATATTTATTATCAAATATTTTATAATGGCACTTCTGCAGCAAAGATAGATTTCAAGCAAAGCAAAAATTTTATAGTAAAATTAGAAAATTGGGGAGATTTGCATGATCACATTTATAGTGATTCTCCATTTGAAGGCACTACTTTGGATCAAAATGGGTGGTGTCGTCTGTTTACGCATGGAGCAGACAAAGTTCGTCCTTATCGGGACAGCGATTTGAACCTTGACTACAATCCGATAGACCCAGCAAAAAATCTCTTTGCATATAATGGTTCACAAGAATGCGCCATGTGGGTTAAGCGTTTCATCGCAAGATTTAAGTGGAGGCAAGGTTATCTTGCTTCTTATGATGCAGATTATGTGGTACCAAGTCCTTCCTTGATTTATATAGATGAACAAACTACAATTCAAGTTTCAGATTTTATTAATTATAAAAATGTAAATACAGGGCTTATGTCTCGTAAATATTTCGGCAGTTGGTTTAATCATTTCAATGATTCTCGTTATTCATTGCAAACGATTGGATTTAAATGGCGTGATTCAGTTAGTTTAAGCGATGCTTTCTTTGCAGCTACAAGTCAATATTCTAATGAATTCTCAGTAATTCGCACTGATGGAAATAGTCAAAGTACTTTCGGTAAAATTCTTCCTAGCGATTATAAGCCAACGTCAAATCAAGTTACTTATGACAATCAGTCAAATGCAAGCATGGAAAAATGGCTGCAAATATTGATTGATGAAGTTGTTGCTCGTCGTGTTTACGAATCATTTGGTGTGCAGGTAGAAAAAGCATTTTCTAATGGTAGATATTCGCAAAAAGGATTTGTTGGTTATGTTCCAAGTTCAGATTTGTATGGCAATATACATGCTCCATTCTACCCCCTGATTAATAGATGGCAAAATTATAATGGTAAATATGGATTTAATGATGTAAAGTCATCTTCATTTCTAGTCTCATATATTCATCCTGTTTCTGTAATAGCAAGTAAATTTGCTTCCACTAAGCTTGGATGGTCTCCAAGTATTTTAAATTCCGACATTAATATAAGGTTTGAAATTTTAGATTATTATAGTTCAGCCTTTAGTGGTGATCTGCAAAATTCGCAATGGGGATGGCCTATTTTTTACAATAATGATTCAGATGATCGTGGATCATATATTTACGGAACTGGTAACTCTGATTTTGCTACTGGCTATTCAATAGGTGATGCTCATCAAAGATCTTTACGTACAAATTTAATTTACAACCACAAAAAATATATTAATTATTTACTTAATACAATTGATTCTCTTGACAGCAATTCTACATTTTATAATAACTTGAAAGTTATTTTCACGCATGGTGTAAATATTGGTAATATAAAAAATATAGTGCTTCCAAAAACTGTTTCCAACATAGGAGATCTATCTACCGGATCAATACTATCTAGTGACTCTGATGGATATACATTTGATCAAAAGACTTTTTCTGCGTCATACTCTGAATATGCTAAAAAAGTAGTAAATTCATCGATACCAGAAAAGAATGTAGTTTTTATTCACAGTCATCCTAATCACAGTATATCTGACTGGAATGAGCTTATCTATGGAATTGATCAGGCAATTAGTTTACCATTCGCGCTGCGTTCAAGCGTAAATCCGAATCAAACCGACGCCGGTGGTGGCCTATCCACTGATGATGATAGTGGTTCTTCTGGTAGCTCTAGTTCTTCTAGATTACTTGGAGACATTAATGGTGATGGAATTGTTAATAGTCAAGATTTGGGTGAATTGCTTGGTAGCTGGGGTCCTTGTCTTGGGTGCCCTGCGG